GGCGCAAGATTTTGCGACCATATAGGTGCATACCACGTACAATGTCTGCAAATGAGTCTGGATCACGGTAGTTTTCAACTTTGTTGATCTGCTCTGCAGAAGCAACCGCATCTTCCTGACCTGCCAAGATAACACCGTAATGATCATCTTGTGCTGATGAACCTGATGTACCTGCACCTGTACCTTTAGCAGGTAGGTTGTTAGATACATAAAGTCGGAAGCCGTGTAAGTTGTTAACAGCTAATCCGTTTTGTAGACCTGAGCCACCGAAATCAGAGTTTAATAGACGTGAATCTTCGTCTTTCAAGATTTCCATGAACACTGGGTCAACAACGAGCCATCTGCCTCGTGAGTCAACATTTGCTGTATCCATCTGACGAGCCATACGTGCGATCACAGTCAACGGAGATGTCACAGATGTAGACAACGCTGTTGCACCTGGAAGACGTGCAGCTAGAGGAATGGAGTCACCAGTTGTACCTGATGAAGCTGATGTTGTGATGTGTCCAATGTCGGACATATCTAAACGGTTTACTTTTAGAAATTCACCGTTAAGCTCACCTGATGTTGGGTGCTGTGCTGTACCTGAAGAGGTAGTAGTGATAGCACCGTTTGCAGCGTGACCTGACATATACTGAAGCAAGTCTGCGTCCATTGCGTCAGCCATTTTGTATGCTGCTCTATCTGCAGCTAGGCTTACGAAGTCAACAGATGCGAACTGATCTTCGATGTCATCCATTTTGAAAGCAAAGTAGTTAGCTTTGTCAATGGTGAGTGAAAACTCAGAATCGTCTAAGTCTTCTACGCTGATTGCAGTTTTACGCTCAAGAGCGTTGACTGTTACATCAGGCTCTTTCTGGATGCGAACTACATCACCTTGGTTTGCAATCTCTCCAAAGTAGGAGTTGTTAGTGATTGCGTTTGCAACAGATGCTTTTCTCAGAGCAATCTGTGCTTGTTTGGAATAGATTATCGGACTGAAATTGCCGTCAAATCCTGTTTTGCCAGAGGCAACTGCTATAGCCATAATTAAATCTCCTTTATAGATATGGCGTGATAATTGACACTACATATCCACTATAAAGAGGCTCTTGGTATCAGGGTAGTCAGTTTACAGAAAGGTTGGCCTACCTGTCTGCACTGGGCCTATACTTTGAGGTAAGTCTTTTTGTGGCTAGTGCTTGTAAAAGCATACACACCAATTAGGGTGTATATGCCATAGTTTTACTTACGTAATTTAATTTGTCAACTATTTTCTTGACACATCGTAAATAAACTTTCCGTTACGTTGGGCGTCCATTATTTCTTCTTGACGCTTCTCGTATTCTTTAATCGACATCTTAGCTACCTGAGACTCTCTTAGATAGTTTGTCTCTTCACTAGCGTTAGGTGTCGTAGTACGTTTTGTTGTCACAGAAGCTGCTGCATTTTTATCTTCTGAGGGTTTCTTTGTTTTATTAGTAATGCCCTTGTCCGACTTGTAAAGATCGATTACACGAGATACCGATTTAGCATCATCTACATTCTCATACAAAGCATCTTGCACCCACTTGGGTTGCTCTTTTGCCCACTCATGGAATAAATCATCCTCACGAATGGTGTTGAAGTCAGGATGCATCACAGCTAGTTCAGCTTCAGCTTTTTCACGTTTAGCTGTAACTCTTAGCTCTTCTACTTCTTTCAAACGTTTATCTATATCTGAAGAACGTTCCTGTGCTTTCTTATCTGCTATCGCTTCTACTATACCTGCTACATCAGGATACTTCTTAGACCAAGCTTCTATCTCTTTTTCGGACTTAGGTAGTACAAGTTCATTCTTAGCTGCAGACTGTAACTGTTCTTCTAGTTTGTCGAACTTGCGTTTCCACTCTTCTTCCTTATCTTTCATGTGCCGCCTGATGTCACCGTAGCGTTGCTTGAAAGTCTTTTCTTCAGCACTCAGGTCATCATCACCGTCATCTGCTTTTTGTGCTTCTGCTTTAGGTTCTTCTTCTTGTTTGGTATCACCCTCTGCCTGTACTGGTTCAGCTTCAGGCTCTTTGCTATCGGGTTCAGCTTCAGCTTCAACAGGTTCTTCTTGAGTTTCATCTTCCTGTGTGTATCCTGCTTCTTTTAACAGTTCACGTAACTCTGCTTCATCCTTATTGATTCTTGCTTGGTTACGCATATGAGATGCGGAATGCACCTCTACTTGTTCTACTTCAGCCATTTTGTTTTCTCCTTATGTTGGGGCCAGCCGTAGCTGGGTAGCCTTATAGTTATATGGAATTTAGTTTTATATGCCTATATTTTTTTCTTTATCAAATGTAACGCTTGCATCTGCTTCATTCTTTTCACGCTGAGAGGAAGATTTACCTAATTGAGAATCATCGAAAGATCCACTTGGTCCAATAGTAGATTGATTTTGTCCTATTGTATTGCCGCTACTATCTTTACTAAAAATAACAGGATCATCATCTTTGTTTAGTACAGTTCCTTGTTTCAAGGTTGCTCCTGTTGGAATAACTGTCGGTGTTGGTCCTGAACTAGGTTTGTTACTTACATTTGTACCACTTCCTGCAGTACTTCCTTTAAGTTGGGTTGTATCCACACCTCTACGTGCACCCATGAATGAATCTCTTAGTTTAGCTCCCTGTACACCAAAACCTTTATCGTCAAAACCAAGTAAGTCACCTAACCATGTATCGCCAAAAGACTTACCTTCTATACCATCCGTATCAGCTAAACCTTCGTAGATGCTACCTTCACCACCGAAGATACTTCCTTTACGTTTACTTTGATCTGTCAGTTTATCATTGTAAGCTGCTACAGCTTTAGCGTTTATAAGAGCAGTTACAGGTATTCCTAATGAACCTGCTAGTGCAGTAGATAGATCAGCTAGTAAGCCTAGGCCTTTAGTTGTTTTTTCTAAGTCTTTATCGTCCATTGACTCAGCAGTAGAGGATACACTCGTAGAGATTGGATCACTAGAGTCACTGTCACTTACTTCTGGCTCTTCACCTACTGTGGTTTCTGTTGTGGTTTGTATAAGTTTAGTAGTCCACCCATCACTTAACAGTTGATCATACATCTCTTGGGTAGTAGCATATTTAGGATTTTCACCTTCTTTGTACATCAAGACAGGAACAAATGCATTAGGAGTAGCAAAAGAAAACCCTGCCATATACTTGCTAAAATCAAAGTCAGCTTGTGTAGGATCATTCTCTCTAACTACACCACCATCATCGTAACCTGCGTTACCCATAGCAACAGGTGCACCTTGTCTGTACATCATCTGTTGTTGTTGATAAGGATCAGGCATTGTAGACTGTGAAGGTTGTTCTGTAATGAAGCCACCAACTGCTGCACCAATAGCGTCTAGCTCTGCTTTCTCTTCATCAGAAAGTCTTTCCTCTGGTATGGGTTCACCACCAATACGCCCCTCCCTATCCATACGAGCTAGTTCCATCTTAGCATTTTCTCGTAGGTCTTCAAAAAACTTAACACCGTAAAAACGAAGAACATCAGCAGGTACTACATACTCACCCTCAGATAAACGTGCAGGAATGTCATCACGTACTTCTTCAGGTAGTGAGCCTGGAGGTACTTCATTACCTGATACAGGGTCTACCTCTTCAGCCTCTGTCATAAAAGCTAATACCATTTGGTTGTCTTCATTTAGTGCCATTAAATTTTTCCCTCAAATATTTTAGCCTACGTAACGCACGAATACCACCCTGAGTTTGATGGATTTCTACTATACTCTCTGATTGCTCTAGACGTTTATGCAGGTCTGCAATCTCTAAGTCAAGTTCTTCACAGAATGAATCCCACTGTGCTTTGTTGTTTACAAAAGACTTAAGCGACATTACCGCTAAAACCTTGTTCATCTGGGGCTGGTGCTACGCCTGTACCTATGTTACCACCGCCTGCTCCTGTAGGATCTTGCACGTCTGCTCCTGCAGGTGTCTCTTCTTGAGGTTGGGCCTGTGGTTGCTCAGGCATAGGTTGTTGGAAACCTTTCATGATTTCAGCTTGTATTGCAGCATCAGCCATAGAGTTTGTAACTTTGTCGGGGTCTAGATCCATGCTCTTAGCAATCTCTCGTACAATATAATCCATCTTTGCAAAAGGTGCTAACATTGGATTTGATGTTACTTGTAAGAACTGCATCAAGCGTTGACTACGTACTTCGTTAGCCATGAGGCTTTCAGTACCGTTAGCTTTAACCTCTAGATCTCCACGAATACTTTCATCAAAGTCAAACTGCATATTGAACGCAAAGAATGCTCTACCTATAGGTGCTATTAGATAATCGTCTACATTCTTTACAACAGTCCTAATGCTACCGTTGGCAGCAGACATAAGCATAGAAATGCCAGAAGCAGTACGGCCAACTCCACTAATGCCTGTCTGACCATGAGCGAAAGATGGGAAACCAGTTGATTCATCTGCTAATACTCTTGCTTTGTCGAATAGCTGCATGTTTTCACCTGCAACGTTTGGAAACTTAGTGCCAAAGATGGCTTGACCAGGAGCACCTCCCTGTCTGCGAAAGACCTTGCCAGGATACACACTCATGTCTTGACCCGGTACTAAGTTAGTTTCGTCTATCTCAATAAGCAAGTTACCAGAAAGAACTGCGTTGTCAACGGCCATACGCATGAAACCATTCATCAGAGTTTGTGTATCGTCCATGTTTTCTGCGATACCTACACCAAAGAATGAGTAAGGGTTATGCTCGTATGGAACTGCGTAGTAAGGAATACGTGCAGGCTTAAATGGATTTAACAAACAGCGAATCACTTTGCCATTAACTATCCATATGTTTGCACTTAGCTCGTCTAAATCTTTTAGATCAGCAGGAATGTTGATACCATTTTCTTCTAGTATATCTGTGTCAACGTACCCCCAGAACTCTAGGACTTGCCAACGCTCTGTGTCTGAAGGAGCAGTATCGTCATCCTCCATCTTCATTTCCCAATGCTTACGCACGTAGTCTGGTCCTGCGTCTATCGCACTTTCAATAGCGTCATCAATAAAGTATGGTCTGCCTTTTAAAGCACGTAACTGATTGCGTGACATCTTATGTCTTTCAATTACGTACTCTGCATCATCCATAGAGGAAGCAACAGGGTCAGGATAAAAGTTCCACACTGATACATGATTGGTGGATGGCACAGTTTTTACTAACGGATCGTAGTCTCCTTCGTCATCCCAGTTAGGATACTCTTTGTCTACGGCAAACGGTCCTTTCATTACACCTGTACCTAGCAACGCCATCTCAAAGGCCATACTACGTAAGTGTTTGGAAGCTCCGCTTTCTTGTAGCTGATCATGTATTTTCTTTTCCATCTTTTTAGCTGCTATCATAGCAGGATGGAAAGTTACGCTTGTAGGTGTGCTACCGTCACCTTCTATTATTTTTTCTGAAACAGGTGCTACTTTATCCTCTACTGGTCCTAGCCTACGTCTAAGATCAGCCATAGTTTCACCAGGCTTTAACTCTGTGTCTGGACCTATGAGGTACGGTTTTGTCGTTTCTTTTGTGAACGAGTCACGAAGTACATCCGTAGCTTTTTCAGCATTCGGATCAATATTAATGTGGACAGCATCTGCTACTCCATCTGGTAATACTGATGGGTCAATAGAAAGAGGAAACTTATTGTTGCCAAACAGCACATCTACAATTTGTCCGTAGGCAGCAAGTGTTTTAGTCTTGGTTACCTTAACAAAAACTTTTGATTTTTCACTAGAAGTAAATTGAACGTCAGGTCCATATATACCACGATAGTTTCTGTAAGCCCTAAGCCAACGTTCTTCGTCAGCATTACGAGCATCCTCTGCACGTTTGTATCGGTCATTAACAAATGTAACAACGTTACTTACACTAGAAAAAAGAGTATCCTCTTGATTCTCTGCAGCAATTACTTCATCTGTCTCAAATGATAGATCGTCTATTTCTGCCATTAGCGGTCATCCTTATTAAAACAATCAAACTGCAAACCGTAGTATTTATTATCTTCGTACTTTTTCCAGTTAGAACTTTGAACAATTTGTTGACACTGTTCTTTGGTAAACAGTTCCTGCATAACATACTGGTTACCAGTGTAAACCCATTCTGTGCCTGTATTACCCCACATACTTATTACAACAACAAACGTTTTCATATCTAGTATCCAAATGTCGAGTCTGACATCTGAAAGCCAGAGTTTTGTTTTGCTGGGTTAAAATCCCAGATTGAACTACGAGGTCTGGTCATTATACCGTACCGTAGTGCGTCATACAAGTGATCTTCAGAATTTGTATCAACGTCTTCAGGGTTCTTTTTGTCTAGCGGAATCGCAGGGATTTGCGCTATGGTATTCGTGCAGGTGGAAAAGAACACAAGCCTTGGCTCTTCGGTGAACTCGTCCACCTGCAACCTACGGTGTATCTCGTTCTTACCTGCAACCCTTGAGCCACGAGAGCGATCTGATGGACGCCAACGGCAACCCTTCATGTTCATTTGCTCTGCAAGTGATGGGCCAGTGTCACCCCTTTTATGCCAGAGGGATGAATCTAGTACACCGTATCTCATAGTGCCGTCATCAGCCTCTGCTTCTAGTACCATATCTGCTAGGTCAGTAGCTGTAATTTTAGAACAGTAAAGCTCTCTGTATACAATTAATTGTTCGCTGGGAGTTACAGCAAACCAAAGCACACCTGTGTATGATCCGTAGCCGTAGTCACAGGCTCTAAACTTAGCCCAACCACTAGGTATTTCAGAAGGTTCTACAACGTGTATGCTTCTATTGAACTCAGGAAACGCTGCTCCTTCGTTAACATCCCAGTTACCCTCAAGCAGTTGTTTTCTTTGATGCTCAGGCAATGACAACAGCATTGCTTCATAATCACCACTGTCTGCCAAGTACGGATTATCAAACAGACTTGCAGGTATGAACCTACGCCTAAACAAGGGCTGTCCTTCTCGACTATGCCCTTTAGGAAACTTTATCATGTCTCCTGTTTCAATGTTTGTTGCCCAGAAAGAATCATTTGGAGGAGCAGGGTCAATGAACATTTTCTTGACCCACTGATGTCCGTTCCCACCCGGGTTTGTTGTAGCTCTCATGTACAAACCTAGCTGAGAGCTATATGCAGAACGAAGTCGTGACCTCATGTAATCCCAAGCGTAGGGTGTAGGCCACTGAGTCAACTCGTCAAAGCCAATCCAGTTAAAGGCTTGACCTTGGTATCGTGTTACGTCCATGTCTTTGTCTAAGTAAGACATCCACAGTCTGCCACCTCTAGGTGCAATCCACTGTGACTTACGTTCGCTCCACTTAATACCAGGAACTGCTTTAGGGTAAAGCTCTTGACTTTTTTGTATAAGCTCCCTAAGTTCTTCTGTAGTATGACGAACTAATAGACCACTAAAGTTTGGATCGTTTAGTCCGTGTAGTGGGTCAGCCAGCATTGCGAAACTCTTGCCACCGCCAGCCGCCCCACCGTACAAAACTTCCCTTTCAGATGCGGATAGGAAGTCTGTCTGTGGACCTGGGTTTGGTTGGAACACAATGTCTTGTGCAACTTCAACGTCAAACTCAGGCGCTTTGACTTGTGCTGCTACAACTTGTTGATCAGGCTGTTGTTCCGTTGTGCTTGATTGTATAAGCTCCGATACATTCTTCTTCGAGCTTTTGGATCTCTTGTAACGTCTCTTCGAGCCTTTTGGCAAGCTTGCGTTTAATTGTAGCTGCTTTCTTACGTTTTCGCTCAATGTCTACTCTCTTCTTTAGCCCTGCATCAGATATGTATCTACCTGTTTGTTTAGTTAACCACAGTGCTACTTCTTTGTATGAGTACTGCATTAGATGTTTCTTTGCAAGTTCCAATGCTTCTAGCTCTGTGGTATTGGGCTGAAGTATCTTATCATTGTCAGGATGCACAGAATAACCGAAGGGTATTGTTCTAGTTACTCTAGCTATTACATGCCATTCTTTTTCTGCACCCTTGTGTGGCTTTGGTAGTTCCCAGTATCCTAGTGATTCACGGTATTTAGCTATTCGTTCTTTCCTTCTTTTGACGGTAGTATAAATACGCCACCACTAGAGGACGTTAGATCTACTCTGTCAACTTTACCAAGACCTGCCCTATCAAGCAAATCCTTTGCTGCAGACATCTTATCTCGTATGCCTAACTCTGTCGGATCATGCAGAGCACCTACCATAGCCATTGCAGCTTTTGGTGCGGTACGTGCAAAATAACTTCTTGTTCGATCCCCTATTTCATCTTTTAAGGATTCGACAATAGCTGTGGTACTAGAGTGTTCACCGTACCCTGCTAGTTTCTTTGCTTTTACAACATCTCCTCCTGCATCGTCAAATAAGACATCAAGAAATTTCTGTTGTTTCTCTGTTAGGTTTCTAGTCATTTATGCCACCATGTAAATTACAAATCCGAATATACCAAACCCTGCAGTTAAAAGCAAACCTGTTACACCCCAAGTTACAATAGCTTCTTGCATTTCGGCTTTACGGTATTCTTGTTCTTTCTTTTGTTTACGTATACGCCCTTCAGTAGCCACCAGTTCATCCCATGCGGATGGCCCCATACTAAAACTGATCCAATCTTTTAACTCTTTTCTCATGGCTTCGGCTTTTCGTTTAGCCGTAAATATAGCTAGAGCTTCTGCTTCAACAGACTGTCCGTTTAAAGCTTTCCACCAAGGAGGGTTTTTATTTTTCTGTTCAGCGTAGGACAGATCACTCATAGCACCTGCCCATTGGGTCAACTGTCCTGACATATCTTGTAGGTCTTTACCTACCTGAAAGCCTTTCTTCAACGCATTGAAAGCTACGGTAGCACCACCGATAATTGTTACTGGGTCCACGAGCCTCCTCCAAAAGTACTCCTACCATCATTAAAATCATTATTTGTTTGTTAATTTTTTTGCACCCCTATGTATGCTCTTTGTTTTGAGCCTACATAGTTGTACATAAATGAAGTTAAGTTAGTAGTAGAATTATGGAATAGCCGCTATGCTTTTCCTTTAACTTTCTTAACTAACTTGGTTGTCCAAGCTTCATTCTCTGGAGTATTCGGATCGTCTTTTATATAGTGGCCTTTTTCGTTACGAGCACGTACCGCTACTTCTTCCATCTCTTCATCCACTACAGATGCAGCTTTCTTTGTTTTGGCTTTCTTCTTAGCTACAGGTTTAGCTTCTGCCTGTCTGCACAACTCTGTTACGTTAGGGTCTTTGCATTGCACATTGCCATAGGCATCTTCTGCTGCTGCTTGGTTTCCCATAGCGTCACGAACACACCCACTTTCTTCTACAGTGTATCCGTTAGCTTCTAGTACATCCCTGTACTGTTCATAAAATTTTGCCATTACTAACCACGTTTACTTTTTATTAAATGAGGAAAGCCTCTACCACCTCTGGCTCCACCTTTAGCTTTGCCTTTGGATCTAGTTTCCAACCCACCTACTGCCATGCCTTTTTTCTTCGATGTCATACCGCCACCGTACATGAAGCCCATTTGGTTACGAACCTTTTTAGGTAAGGATGCTGCGCCTTTGTTTGGTGCTTTCTTCAAACCGCCTACGGACATACCCTTCTTTTTCATGCCCCCAACAGCCATACCTTTTTTCTTCATACCGCCTACGGCCATGCCTTTTTTCTTCATACCACCGACAGCCATACCCTTCTTCTTCATTTTAGCACCGCCTACGGCCATGCCTTTCTTCTTTTTCTTCATGCCACCTACGGCCATTCCCTTTTTCTTTTTCATTGTTCTTCCTCGCTATATAAATTGTTAAACACTCGTTGCGTATCCCATACATAGTCTACGTTTTCTTTTGAGTTATAGATGTGTTGGTTTGGTCTAAAATCTGGAGCACCTTGTCCTGTCTCAAACCAAGCTGGGTGAGTTACTCTCACTCTATTATTGGGTAACGCAACCATGTTACCTGTGTATTCTCCTGCATCTAACAACTCTAATACGTGAGACTGTTTATGCTGGGCAGGATCATCTGCTACTTCGTTACTAGTGTAGTCTACCGTAAAATAATATTTAGCTGGGTAGAACTCACCATCAACTTTAGCTATCCAAGGAGCAGGACTTGCTCTCTCTAATTTATATACCGAATGCGTATGAGACATACAATCCCAAGGCTGGGCTAGATAAGGAGGTAATTCTTCAGGCCATTCTTCGTAAGGTGTGTCAGCTACAAGTGCTGTAAGAGGCATCCTTGCCCACATTGCACCGCCATGTATATTCTCTGAATCATCTATGTCTGACTCGAATCCAGTGAACATAACTTGAAAGCTTAATGTTCTATTTGGCATAGTGGTCACACCTATGACCATACAATGTAAAAACTCTCCGTGGTATTCTTCTAAGTTCTTCGTGTATTCTCTACGTACCCATGCTTTGAAGTACGGTATACTGCTAGTAAGAAACGGCATTATTTTCCTTTCGGCCTTTTACCTCTCTTCTTCATACTAACAGCTATTGCAGCTTGTTGTCTAGGGCTTTTAGCAACACCACCTTTGTTGGCTCTAAATCTCCTAGTTTTCTTTGCGACTTCTTTAGGTTGAGATACATGCTGCTTACCTGACGCCTTGCCTTTTCGTTTAGCTCTGGTTGTAGCGGCATACTCACTGCTGCTAAGAGACTTAATAGCCTTAGAAGGGAGGTAACGTTCACCAGTAGCATTAGGGCCTTGCGTAGAGGGTTTACCACTTTTGGTCCTCCACTTCTGGTCACCCCACTTCTTTAATGACTTTTGAGGCGCTCTCATTTTTTATTCTTACTTTTTTTAAGAATGCCTTTTAAGGTCTTTGCCTGAGCAGCATGAAGCTTAGAGGCTTTGTTCAAACCCTTAGCAACTTTTTTTACTTTTGTTTTATTTGATTTACTTAATGCCATCTAACAGCAATCACACTCTGGATGGCATTTACGATTGATAATTGCACACCACAATCTTTTTATGTACCTTCTCATGTTTTGTATCCTCCCCCTTTGGCTTTATACTGCTTGGCAAGCATCTGCGCTTTACGTGCTGACCATTGCCCAGGGCTTCCACCCTTACCACCTGCTTTGATGCTGTTAAATAAGTTCTTACGCATAGTCGGTTTGGTGTAGTTACCAGCAGCATTAACTTTGCTCTTTGCTTTCTTTACCATGCTCTACAACTCCAATATCTTGCAGTGAACTTGTCAGTTGCTGTATCACAATTGTGTCTAGCCCTGAAGCTCTTACGTGCAGCAGGGTTATCTTTACGGATAGGCATCTTAGGATCACCGAAGCGTACAACCTTTACTTCGCTACCCTTCTTAGCTAACACGGCTGAAGACTTTGCTTCACCCTTCAAACTTTTAGGTTTGTTGTACCCTGGGTATATTTCACCTCGGTACTTTAACTTACCACTGGGGAGTCGCTCTACATCTTTAGTCGTTGCCATACTATTTCCTTGGGTCTAGCATTTCCATGTGGTCACGGTTCATAAACTTCAAACTGTTTTCCATTAAAGCCATGCGTTGTTGTAAAGCAGTAATAGCCCCTATCGTTTTAGTTAGGCTTTCTGTTTCTTCCCAGAGTTCTTCTATCTCAGCGAATGCACCATCGATGTAATCCATGTTGTCTAGCACGTCACGTTTAAGATTAACGTTATCTTCTACAGCCATCTTGCTAGCAAACTGTGATACGGTTTCTTCGAGGCTTGATATAGTAGCAGCTTGTTGTGATACCCACCACACACCACCTGCTAATTGTGCACCCATCGCTACTACGAGTGCTATAGGTAGTTTCATATTATCCATACTCACGTTCCCTATCTGGATCTAGCACCTCATATCTAGTAAGCATACCTTCAAGATACATGGCACGTTCTACATGGTCCAGTGTATACCACTCACCAGTGCGATTGTACAGAGCTTCTCTTACGTAAAATACATCCGACTTTGGAATGTGAACTTTACGTATCGCACTAGCATCATTATTAGCCAATGCGTTATAGAAATCACTCAATACATCTTCGGATGCATACAGTTTTACCGTTTTGTTTTTCATTGTCAAGAAAAATTTATACAAAAACGTGTGTAGACTACCACGTCTAAGTACAAACTACATAGAGAGAGAGGAGGAGACTACTACTGCGGTTATAACTTACACAGATAATCTACACACATAGTTACAAAGTTTTATTGTTATCGTTACATGCAACTGAAATAAGTTTAACATTTACAATAAAATACTGTCAACAGCTTTTCTTATCGTTACTAGTATAGGGATTAACTCTCTCCTATGTTAAACATTAATGTTTTTACTATTTTTTTTTTATTTAACTTTTGTATGTAATAACATAAATGTTAAACATGCCCCCTTACCCCCATAGTTATAAAGAATGTCAAGCACCTGTCAATACATTACGTTGCGTAACCCTGTGAAAAACCTCGTGTGTGTATTTGTACATATACGTATAACGTAGACCCCCACCGTGGCCCCTGCCCTACCCGATAAATAAAATGTTGGATGCCTTGTTTTTATGGGTTTTTCGATGTGGTTTACACTTTTAGAATCATTCTAAGTTAGTTCTGCATAGTAAAACACCTGTTAAGCTATTGTTTTTACTATTATGCGCTACTGATACAGTTTCAGCAGGTGCAATATAGATGAAAAAAACCATACCCCTAGCAAGATTGTGTCGAATATACCCCATACGATGCACATATTCTTTTTGTTCAATATCAATAGCTTAACAACAATCTGCACACAATCTGCAAAAAACCTATTGCAATTCAATAAATGTTCGGGTTATTGTAGATACATCGAAAGCGACAAGTTAGCTTGAGAGTAAGTTTAAAAACTCTTGATCCTCATACTAACAGAGTCCTTAGACGGATACGGTGAAACGCCCTATCAAATGACTAACAGACTAAACGACTACAAACTAACTAGAAAGAAAAACAAACAGACTAACGATTATAGAATAACTTATTACAGCTAGTATGCCTGATAGTATACTCGTGATGAACGTATGTTGCCGATTTTGCTTAATTGCATGGGCTAACCTGCAAGGACAGGCCTGGAAGCTGCTTGTCTATAGGGTGCTCTTAAAGGGTGGATACTACGCTAGACCAAGGAAGACTAGCGCACGTATTGGTGAGCTGTAACGCCACCAGAGCTAACAGATTGTGACTATTCGGTTACACCCTGAGCTAAGATGGGCCAACCTATCCTTGCGCTATTGACGCATGGGTTCGGGGTGTAGCTATACTAATCAAGTTACTTTTTGTGGGTGTATCTAAAAACCTCCCAAGTAGGTGCACCCTCATGAAGTAACACAAACGGAGGACAGACAATGACATACAAACTATTAGGAGTTGGCACTAATGCCAAAACTATCAAAGGTGATGGTAGCGAATACCTAACAGCTATCCTATATATGACACCGTGGAAAGTTATGGTGGATGGTAAGGCTTTCAACTCTTGCCCTATGGCTGAACAAGCAAACTGTATTGACGCTTGTTTGTACACAGCAGGGCGTGGTGCGTTCAATAATGTGCAAGCTGCACGAATGCGTAAGACTGAATGGTTTTACAAAGATCGTAAGGGTTTCATGGATCAGCTTGTTATAGATATACACAAATTTACAAACTATTGTGAGAAGCGTGGCATTCAGCCATGCGTAAGACTGAACGGTACAACTGACATACGTTGGGAGACAATCAAGGTAGATGGTCAAAATATCTTTGAGCTATTCCCATCTGTGCAATTCTACGACTACACCAAGATTTCTAACAGGAAGACTAAGGACATATTCAACTATCACTTAACGTGGTCTTACTCAGGTGCAAATGATAAGTATGCTGACAAGCTACAAGACGCACTCAACAACGGTATGAATGCAGCAGTGGTGTTTCGTAAGGAGTACAAGCTATCACAGTGGCGTGGGATAAATGTGACAGACGGTGACAAAGATGACTTACGCTTTCTTGACCCTAGCAATTCTATTGTTGCATTGTACGCAAAGGGTAAAGCCAAGAAAGACACAACAGGATTCGTTGTGGACGCATAGGAGGAAACACAATGGCATACAAAGATGATAAAATAATAGAAGCAGTTGAAGCTATGATTGCTGCGTGGACTTTAGAAGAGTTAATGGACTTTGTTATTGAGGACAGGGCAGAATATTATCTAGGAAAAAGTGTATCTAAAGATGAATTAGAAGAACTAATTAATAATTATACAGAGGAGACTACAACGTGACTAACTTTACAAAAACACAACTAAAAAATCTACGTGCTGAAATGCAGAGTTTACTATTAGCGCATCCATTTGAGGAGACAATTGATATACCGATTGATAAGATCAGTATTGATAGTTGCAACTACAATGGCGGTGAAGCCACCTACAAAGTAAGAGTATTACTTGATGGAGCAGAGACAAAAGAACAGAAAGACCTGACACAGATGGCCTCAATGTTTAACTTAGATACGACTAAGATTAAAAACTATGTTGACCATAAGTCAGTCCAATACAGAATGAGTTTAGTAGGTTACAAAACAAAAGCAAGAAAAATGCCGTGGATCGCACAAGATCTTCTATCAGGCAACGAGTACAAGCTAACTAACCAGCAAGCTAGACAATGGTTCATGAAAACAGAGGAGATAGTATCATGATTACTGAAGACGCAATACCAGCATACAATAAGCAGTTCAAACAATTAGTAGGAGCAAAAATATTGGATTTCAAAATGCAGCAATGCGAGTTCGATCCACACCAGTATTGGCCTACGTTCAAGATGAAACTAGCAAGCGATACTTTCAGTCTTGTCCTATCGCAAGATGAGGAGGGTAATGGTGGAGGCTTTGCTTTCATAGAAGATGTAAAAGAGGAGAAGTAAATTGACAGTAACACTTAATCAAATAATAGAGATGGAAAATGTTCTCTCTACTCGTAGGATACCTAGTGACATCTTAAAGATTGCACAAAGTAAAAGGTATTCGGAAAGCAAGAAAAAGTATGTGATCATAGGTGATCTACCTTTGCATCACGCACTACGCAGCTTAATCAAAGAGGGGTTAACAAATGATACAACTAACGCTAGCCACTAACAACAAAGCACACCCTGAATACAGCGATAGTCAAATTGCAGAAACTTTAGGGGTACTGCCAATGTGGGTTGCTGAATATGTAGGTAACGATAATGATGCAGACATAGTTAAGTTCATGACTGATAGATATGGCTGTGGCAGATTGTATGAGTTTAAAGGCACGATAAACGAGGAAGGTGACTACGTATCTGAACACGAAGAAGATGCAGATTTACCATACATGGGTAGAATGATTACTAAGCATGGCTATGCATACTTCTACGACTACGCTATCGTGGCTCTACCACTACCAAATGGTAAGCATTTTATAACGAGAATGGATTAGACAAATGAAAGAGTATAATTTTACAGTAGCAAACGCTGTTGAGATTTGTGAACAGTCAGTAATGTCTGACATCGAAGAGGAGACAGCAGCATGGCAATACCTGATCGACACAGGTGTAGCGTGGCAATTGCAAGGGTGGTTTGGACGTACAGCTAAACGACTAATTGACGAGGGGTACTGTACATATACGGATAGAGCAGATGTTCGTTGAGGTAATTGTAAAATACAAAGGTGAACCTGAGCGTAACACAGCTACGATTTGTTGACTATCCTGAGCTAGAATACATACGACTAGAAATGTCTACTTATTGGAGGAATAAATTAAATGAAGAAAATAAACGTACTAAGTCTATTTGATGGTATGTCTTGTGGGCAGATCGCATTAGATCAGCTAGGCATACCAGTTAACAAATATTATGCAGCGGAGATTGACAAGTATGCAATCCAGATTGCCAGGAAAAATTACCCTGACATGGTGCACGTTGGTGATGTTAAATGGGTGACATCCAAACTTCTACCCAAGATTGATTTGCTGATTGGCGGTAGTCCGTGTCAGGGATTTTCGTTTGGCGGTAAGGGTTTAAACTTTGATGATCCACGCAGTAAATTATTCTTTGAGTTTGACAGGCTGTTAAAAGAACTCAAGCCAAAGTATTTCCTACTTGAGAATGTCAAGATGAAGAAGGAGAGTGAGCAAGTCATTACTGACTATCTAGGTGTAGAACCTGTTGAGATAAACAGTAGGCTAGTGTCTGCACAAAACCGCAAAAGACTTTACTGGACAAACATTCCCTTTGATGGATTGCCAGAAGACAAAGGTATTATGCTCAAAGATATACTAGAAGAAGAGACAGCAGAGTTCTATCGTGCAGGCGAATACTTGCAAAATAAGCAGGGTAAGTCAGGCACAGTGTGTGCAGGTACGCATGGCTACGCTATTGGATATGTACCTGAGCCAAAAAGTAAAGATGGGTTAATACATATAGGTGATGCAAAGCTAAGTGATAAGTATGTAGCAATCAACAGGGTTTACGCAGCCGAAGGTAAATCTCCTACACTTACAGCATCTACAGGAGGGCATACTCAACCCAAAGTAGAGATACGAGATAAGTCTAAATGTGTCAGGACAGGAGGGCGTTTGTCTTACGACAGACATGAATGGGACAGCATAGATAATATGCATTGGCGTAAGCTAACTGTAACAGAATGTGAGAGACTACAAACTGTACCTGATGGGTATACCTGTGGCGTATCGAACACACAACGCTACAAGATGCTAGGCAACGGATGGACAGTAGATGTTATCAAGCATATCTTTGAAGGATTAAAGGAGGAAACACAATGAAGATAAGAGTATTAGCAGAGGAGACAGTCTACAAAGAATGTTTTGTAGATGTGCCAGAACATATACTAGAATACAGTAAGGACAAACTATCAAAGACATATCTAAAGAATGCTATCCACAACTGGCTTTCTAAAAATGGATCAGATTTTAAATGGGCAGACTATGATTTTAGTTTTGATCCCTATACTTGGGAAGAGGTACAAGACAATGACTGAACAAGAACTAGAAGACATAATGAATGAAGCATTTGGTAAAACCTTTTGGCGATACCTAGCATACGTATGGTCAGGATTAGAGGAGGACTATTGATATGGACAGTGATGAAATAATGGAAGCAATAGAAGGAGCTAAAACTATGGCTAAGAAAAAAGTAAAACTAAAGACAGATCTAACTCGTGAAGAGGTAAAAGAACTACTAGAAGTATATCGGATTATGGATTCAATATGCACGGACTTCAGGGAGATGTTTGATACTAATTTGACCAAGGTGAGTAAACTAGAGGATATGTCTATAACATTGAAGGACATGTTTAACTTCAGACCACCAACAGATAGTGAGGGTGATCCTAATCATTGGCGTCCATACGTTTTACCTGACGATGATAGAGCATGGTTTCACAAGAAGGAGGATGAATAAAATGCAACTACAAGATTTATTTTTTAACAGACAGAAGATAGTTAACGTGGCACTTAGCTTCAAACAACTGGAAGTAGATGCTGTGTCTCCGTTTAACACTGAAGAGGAAAGACACCTAGCAGTAGACAAAATCTGCAAGGGCAATGCTATTATCAATCAACTAGAGGAGATACTGGCATGAATACGCCTTATCAAAAACGACAGTTTAAAGACATCGTTATAGCAGCAGAAGACTTAGACTGTCACACAATAGACACAATTGCTGATGTAATACACGAACATATAATAGATATAGGTTTAGCAACATCTAAAACTTTGGTAGGTTTCAGTTGGCGATTAGATGTAAGGGTAAGTACAAGTAATGAAAGTTAAAACATATCATAAGAACGGTAAAGCTGTGCAGTTTCTAGGCTACAGTGACATCGATGCATTCAACGCAGCTAAGGTTGTCATGGGTGAGGTAGGAGATGTCGGATACTTCAGGCCACGACTAGGTGCAGGTGAAGACATATACGATTGGGTATACGTCAAAGAAACAACGGATGAAGATTTACAGAGGGTGCTAGGCAAATGAGATTGTACATGAATAAGCAAGGCGAATGGGTAGGCACACAGGCTGAGGCTAAGAAGATTAAAGCTGACATGGTAGAAGTACCAACGGACAAGCCCAACCTACTCAAGTGGCTTAACACATTCACTGGTGCAATAGATGATGCAGCTAAGGAAGTTATAGACAATAAGCCAAATCCTGGAACCGTGGCAAGAAAACCACATAAGTATGATTTCTGGGATAATATTAGGGATGTTGCAGAAAACTGTAGCATAACAGATTTTAATATAGCATTAGCTGTATTCATGGATAGGGTACATGACATTGCAGAAAAACAAAAGGAGACACAGCAATGAATATATACGGAGATGTTACAGGACTACCTGATCACGGCTCTCCAGAAGACAGGGGTAGTTCAGATAGATATTATGGAAGAGTCTATGACCCTCATTGGTGGCCTGAAGGTGCGTACACAGGGTGTAGAGTTGAGAAAGCTCAAATGACAAAAGAGCAAATAAAAGAATACAGTGATGCTTATTACAGTGAAACAGACAGGAAGGAATGGTAATGGCTAACGTAAAACATAGTTTAGGTCATGGTTGGGAGGCAGAGTTACTCGACAACGGTACTCTTAGAGTCACTCACGATGCCACAGGTGAGACACTAGTCATACCACCTGAATCAACTGAAACCTTGATGAACATATGCGAAGACATTGTAAAGAAAAAGGAGGGGTAATGTAATGGTATGGGCTTTAGTATGGATGCAGCTACTGGTTAATTCGCAGTCCGTAAAATACTACCACGTTGAAACATACACTAGTGAAGAAGAGTGTACTGCAGCAATGAGTGAGGCTGCTGTGTTGGTATCAAACAACAGTGAGACACTAGCATGCCTAGAGCTAAGAATAAATTAATCGTTATGAAACGCAAAAAGAAATGGGTTGCGTATGATAAGGATGGATACGTCTTAGTTATATGCAGAAACAAAAGAATAGTAGAGGACTTTGCTAAGAAGAGAGGAAGCAAATAATGTTAGAAGACAAAACATACAAAGTAAAAGTAGGTGACTATCATGATGCAGTTATCTACGTATACGAAAGACATCGTAAGTGTTTAAACCCTGATGATAAGCCAGAGGATCACAGATGGAAACACTGGAAAGAAATACTTACAGTCATACCTGTAAACAATGACTTTGATGACTATCAGGATAAGTCAGGTATGTTCCACAATAATGTAAGGGTTACAGTGGATGCACTAGCAGAGCTATATTCTGCAAGTCCTGACTACGAGATGGGTATAGAGTACACTATGAATACTCACCCTTATATTAACGTGTAAAAGCAGTGTTTTAATGTATAAAATACCGATACTTATAATCGTAGTTTATCTACTCGCATTTGTGTGGTTCGTGTATGACACATACAAAGGTAACAACGATGGAAGAAATAAAAGAAGATGACACATGATGATGAAGTTGACCCGAAAGATGATCCACATGATGACATTACTGACAGACTTGGGCATCTACCTAAAGCGGATAATGATAGCAGTGAGCATATTGTTAAACGTAATTCTAGGAGGTCAAAACAATCAAACGTTGAGCGCAAGAAACCACCAGTGGAAAAGGGAGGGAAAGAGTAACATCGTACACATTATAGATTCGATTATGGGAGAAGGCCATTGTCTTGAATCTTGGTTGTGTTGGATTAAAATAAAAATGAGGAGAAAATGAGAGAGATACCAAAGAATACATCTAAGCTAGAAGTCATTGTAGATTTTTATTTACACAGTAATGACTTCCTTAATCTAAGTGCAAAGTCTCAGAAAGACTACGCTAAACATTTGGATGTTGTACTCAATACTAAAGTAGAAGGTAAGCTGCTACGTAACTACACAGTGCGTAGTATTAAATCTAGACACACTAACCAGGCTTACGAGCAATGGCTTGTGTCAGGTGTGCGTACAGCTAATTATCGTAAGGCTGTTCTATCTAAGGCATGGAAGTGCAGCATGAGGTTAGATGTAATGGATAATGATCCAGTGCGTTTGATCAAGACGAAGAACACTAAGCCACGAAAAGTCAAATGGACTCGTGACCAAGTAGTGTCTTTTCTTGACACAGCATACGGTAACTTTAAGTGGCGCAGCATTGGGTTGATCGTGCACATGGCTTACGAGTGGGCGCAGCGTGTTGGAGACATGCGTACCTTGACTTGGGATAACATTAACTTCAACGAACAACGTGTTGATTTAACACAAAGTAAACGTGGTGCTGATGTACATCTACCTATACCTGATGACCTGCTTTCTATGCTTAAGAAACAAAGCCAAGACTTTGGATTCCAAGACTACGTAGCACCAAAGACTACACCAGTAGCAGGAGCATACGTACCTTACGCAGTTGACCACATCGATGATGCTATCAACGAAGTCAAAGAAGCTGCACGACTACCAAAGAAATTGACAGCTATGGATCTACGCAGGACTGCAATCACTGAGATGGTAGAGGCAGGTGTTGAGACTCTTGAGTTGATGCAAGTGACAGGTCATGTGAATCCTGATTCAGTTAAGCCATACCTAGTCAACACATTTAGTGGGGCAAGTAATGCACTTAATAAGCGCAGGAGCAAAAATGAACAACATTAGAAGCTATCTAGAAACCCTTGATTTAAAAGAAGATTATAGACATAGGGGTGACTGCCCTGTGTGTAGAGGTAAGAACACATTCACTGCTACACGAGATGGCAGTGCTATGCTTTACAATTGTTACAAGCTTGATTGCAGAGTTAAAGGTGTAGTGTCTTCAGGTATGACAGCACAAGAAATACAACGTAGACTTAATCAGTATGAAGAGCCTGAGTCGGAACACGAGTTATTCACTTGGCCTGAGTATGTAGTCAAGCCCACAGCAGAGCACAAGAATTTCACACGCTTTGTAAGTAGGTGGGGTCTAGAAGGGGAGGACTTGATGTACGATGTAAGGGATGAACGTGTAGTATTTCCTATCCATGAAAGAGGTAGACTGGTAGGAGCTACAGGTAGATGTACTTCCTACGCAGGACAAGTTAAGTGGTTACGATATGACAGAACACCTACAGTGTTTACTCGTGCTATCGGTAAACCTAATGGTGTGGTGATAATAGTTGAAGATGTTATTAGTGCTACGGTTGCAGCCCAAGAGTTTCCAGGCGTAACAGGTTTAGCAATACTTGGTACATCTTTTGGTGTGGCAGATATGCAACACTTAGATAGCTTTCACAAAGTTATAGTGGCCTTAGATCCAGACGCTGCACAAAAGACACTGCAATATAAAAAGGAGATAGAAGCTTTCACTGGATTAGAAACAATAGCTTTAAGACTTGACGATGACATCAAGTACAAAGTAAGTTCTGATATTAAGAAACTAGAGGAGATAGTTTAATGAAGGGTGTAGAACCAAAGTACGCAGCAGAGCTAGAAGCAAAGCAAACATACGAGGCATTCATCAAGTGGGTTAAGGTTACCTTCTACTGGATAATGGCACTGCTAGTTATACTAGCTTATTTTAACTTCGGAACAGATACTGAAACAGGTAGCCAATACAACGGTGAAGTTTATGCACCCAGAAACATAGGAGAGAAGTAATGCAACCAAAGAACGTACCAGTACATATCCGTATTAAAGTAGAGCCAACAGTCAAGCAAAGAGGTAAGGCTTGTCGTTTACACGGTAAGGACTTCAAGAGTATAGCTGACGCAGCTAGACATTTTAATGTGGATTACTCGTGGGCTGCAGAGCAAGTCAGCAGGGGAATGAACATGGAAAACTTCCCCAAGAAGTACAAAGTAAAGCATGCCTGAACAGTATTGTACAACAAAAGGTTTAGGTTGGGCATTCCTGGTTTGTATAATTTTTATACTAGGTGTGCCTGTGCTGATGTGGTTAGCCTTAGAGGGTAGCAGTTGGTACGAAAGATTTGACCTAATGAATCCGATGTTTTGATAAGGAGGGATCGATGATAAAGACAGCAATAATAGACGAGCGTGTACCTTTAGGTAAGGTGTATGTTGATCTGACTGTTGATGAAGTATTGGAAGCTTGCAATAGATACAAAGCAGATAAAGAGTTCGATAAACAATTAAATGAGGTTTACAATAATAAAAAAGGAGACTCTAGTTATGGGTAAGAGGACAGACAAACTAGAAGAGGAGCTTAACAGGTTAGAGTTCTTCATGCGTATTACAAATGGTCTTCCTAAAAAGAAGATAGAAGAAGACTACGCATACGTGCAGAAGGAGCTTCAAGACAGAGCGCAACAAAAGAAAATAGCAGCAACATATTCCTAGACTGCTTAAGAGGAGACAAGTATGATGGAACTAGCATTGATCCACACTATGCTGGACAAAGAGTTCTACAATAATCACAAAGGTATACGCTGCCCCGATAAAATATTTACAAAAGAAGTACGTAAGATCAAGCAAACACTAGACTACGCTATGGATACGTACGACAAGAACCTTACTCCTGTGGAACTACAGGCATTGTTTGAGTCTAACAACAGGAGTATGACTACAGCAAACAGAGAACTATATCGTGATCTATTCAGCAAAATAGCCAAAGAAAAACCTTTGAATAAAGAGATAGCGACAGATGTTCTGTCAAAACTATTTCAACAAACGATAGGCGAAGAGATTGCCAATGTAGGGTTTGATTATGTCAACGGTTCAAGGACTGGATTAGAGCCTTTACGAAGTATACTAAATGATTATGAAGATAATTTTCTGCCTAAGATTTCTATTGATTGGGATGATACATCTTTAGAAACAGTATTAAAACTTAATGACCAACAGTCTAAATGGAAATTTAACATACCGTCATTAGCACGAAGAGTTAAAGGCATTAGCCCTGGTCACTTTATCGTTGTGGGTGCAAGACCTAACACAGGTAAAACAAGTTTTCATGCTAGTATAATTGCATCCGAAAAAGGTTTTGTGGAGCAAGGGGCTAAATGTATTATCTTACTGAACGAAGAAGGATATGAACGTGTATGTTTAAGGTATATATGTGCAGCTACAAACATGAGCGTAGAAGAGGTGTATGCAAATAGGGCTTTAGCTACACTGAGATATAAACCTGTGGACGAGAATATTTTTATTAAAGAAAGCTCAGGTAAAAATATGGATTGGGTTGAGGCTGTTGTAAAACAATCTAAACCAGACATTCTTGTGCTAGATATGGGTGACAAGTTTTCATCAGGTAAAGGTGAACGATCCGATTTATATTTAAAAGAGGCTGCAATACACGCACGTAACATAGCAAAGCAGTATAAGTGTGCTGTTATATGGATGTCTCAATTGAGTGCAGTAGCAGAAGGTTTAGTGCATCCAGATCAATCTATGCTAGAGGGTAGCCGTACTGGTAAAGCAGCAGAGGCTGACTTGATGATACTTTTATCGCAGAACAAAGTAGTAGAAGGTATGAGTGAAGAAGAAACACGTCAACGCCACTTAAACATTGCAAAGAATAAACTTAGGGGTGGCTGGCATGGCACTATACATTGTGAGCTAGACATAGAAAGAAGCACGTTCCTAGCATGAGACTTGTACTTGACGTAGAAAATACGATAACTAAAAGAGAAAAGAAAAACATTCTTGATCCGTTTGAACCTGGTCTTGAACTTGTACAGGTGGGTGTACAAAATGTAGACAGAGTAAACGAGACATATTTGTTTACGCTTAATCATAAAGAGTCACAAGATGTTGGAGGTTCTAAAACAAAAAGCATTCAAGATATACTAGATAAAACAACCTTATTAATTATGCATAACGCACAGCATGACTTGATGTGGTTGTGGGAGTCGGGTTTCAAGTATGACGGTGACATCTATGATACGATGTTAGCTGAGTATCTATTACAACGTGGCAAGAAAGAACCTATAAGTCTTGAGGCTTGTGCTGAACGTAGGAATCTAAACTACCAGAAGCAAGACACTCTCAAAGAGTATTACAAGAAAGGATACAACACCAATGAGATACCTTTACAAGAGCTTCTTTTTTATCTTAGGAGTGACCTCGACATTACTCGTGAGTTGTTCCTTGCCTTGGAACAAGACTACGCAAAGCCAGAATCAGAGTCCTTACATAGAGTTAAAGACATTACCTTCCGCACCTGTAAAGCCCTCACCAGAATGTATATGTCAGGAATCCGTGTGGACAGAACCGCCCTTCAGCAAGTCCGAATAGAGTTTGAGAAAGAGAAAGCTGAGATAGAAGACAGGCTGCAGCGCAAGACTCGTGATCTTATGGGTGACACACCTATCAATCTCAACAGTCCAGAACAAGCATCTCAAGTTATATTTAGTAGACGTGTGCACAACAAAAAAGAATGGGCTGATCTGTTTGAATACACGAATACAAAACAAGAGTTCAAAGAAGCAGTTGAAGCAAATAGTTCTATCATTAAAAAGACTAGAGCTTTTACCTGTGCAACATGCGGTGGACGTGGGTATGTGCACAAGAAAAGAAAAGACGGTACGCCTTACAAAAAAGCAAACAAATGTAAAGACTGTGAAACCCGAGGCTATCAATTAAAAGAAACAAAACAAGTAGCAGGGTTGTGTTTTTCTGCACCAAACAAAAATTGGATAAGCGCAAATGGATTCAGTACTAGTAAAGGTAATTTGGAAAGTCTTATTACTACCGCTACGAATAACAATATGCAGCTTGCTCTTAGCTTTCTTACTGATCTTAAGCGTTTGTCTGCTATCAGCAGTTACCTTAGCAGTTTCGTGGATGGTATCGAAATACACACCAAACCTAACGGAATCTTACACGTCAGCCTTACCCAGCACATCACCAGTACAGGTAGATTTTCTGGAAGAAATCCCAACATGCAAAACATGCCTAGAGGAGGAACATTTCCAGTAAAGCGTGTGTTTATATCACGTTGGGAAGGTGGTCAGATCATGGAATGTGACTTTGCCCAGTTGGAGTTCAGAGTTGCTGCATTTCTTTCACAAGACAGCACAGCCATGCAGGAGATAGAAACAGGATTTGATGTGCATTCCTACACGGCACAGGTAATAAGCAATGCAGGACAGCCTACAGAGCGTCAGGCAGCAAAGGAGCATACCTTTGCCCCTCTCTTTGGCGCTACAGGTTACGGTAGAACTAAAGCTGTAGCTGCTTACTACCAACACTTTACTGATAAGTATAAAGGTGTAGCCAAGTGGCATAAGAATCTAGGTGATGAAGCCGTGAGGTTTCTAAAAATTACTAATGTGAGTGGTAGACAATACGCATTCCCTGAAGTGACTCGAAGGAGTAATGGTAGTGTGTCACACTTTACTATGATAAAGAATTACCCAGTACAAGGATTTGCTACAGGTGATATTGTTCCTGTAGTACTACTAGAGTTTGAGCGATTGCTTGAACCTCTACAATCATGCTTAGTCAATACAGTGCATGACTCTATGGTAATAGATGTGCACCCTGACGAAGTACGTAAAGTCTTGACTATCGTTGAGATTATAAACAAGAATCTAAACTGTGTCATAAAAGACGCATACGATATAGAAATGAATGTGCCTCTCTTACTTGAAGCCAAGATAGGAGATAATTGGCTTGACACAATAGACGTTTAGAGTATAACTAACCATCTTTAACTTTGAAGGAAGTGAAAAAAATGAGTACAGAATTAGCAATGCAAAAAGATCTGGGCATGTCTCTCGCAGAAGCGGTAGGCGTAACAAATTCTGACGGAGTAGAAAGACGAACATCGAACTTAGCTAGACTTAACTTGATGCACAAAGGTATCATGGGTGAGATCGAAGTTGACGGTAAGGCTATGAAAACGGAAGTGGTTTCTGCAGGTTCTTATGTCCTTACGCAAAATGACGAAGAAATATTTTTATCAAATCCTACAGTAAGGATCTTTGCTATTCGACAGCAATACAAAAAATGGAATAGTGATGAAGACTTCATGATGAAGAGCGTCATGGCTACAGACCTCAAGGGTGACCTTAAAGATAACATGGGTACATTTAATTTAGGTAGACCATCAGGCTACATTAAAGATTGGGATTCTGTTCCTGAAAAAACTAAAGAAATAATTAGAAACATTAAAAGAAAGAAAATTATCTTTGGTATATTGACCGCCTCAGAGGTTGTTGATGAGCAAGGAAATAAAATAGACGCCATCAAAGATCCTGTCGCTTTCTTTATGGAGATTGCACCTTCAAGTATTAAACGTCTTGATCTTGCGGTAAACGCTTTATCAAGAAAAAACATCCTGCCCATACAACACACTCTTACCTTTGGGGCAGAGCCAGGTGGAGAAACTTATTACGTTATGACGTTTGATGCTAAAGAAAGGGTTGAGCTTGATCATACTGATCAGGAAATACTAAGTAACTTCTTAGAGTACATTACGAATGAAAACGCACAGATTTTAGATCAGTGGGAAGAAAAAAATAAAGACTCAGTAACTGAAGAGGAAGCTGCACTAGTTGCTGAATTTGTAAATGTCGAAGAAGAAGATTAATGGGCATAATCAAAGACTTATCGAATACGAGGTATCATTCAATGAGTGGTATCTCCTCTTCGGCAGTCAAGACAGTATATAAAAAATCACTAGCACATTGGAGAGGACAAAAGCAAAAACAATCCTCAGCTTTTAATTTAGGTAGTGCAGTTCATGCATTACTCTTAGAAGAAGATAAGGACTTAGTTGTAAAGGGTCCAAAAACTAAAACATCTAAATCCTTTAAAGAGCTAGAAAAAGAACTACAGGAAGATCAGATTCTTCTTACTGAAGTAGAATACTACATGGCACACAAGATGGCTAAGTCTGCTTTAGAAAATAACAAATGTGGTAAAGCACTCAGACACAAAGATAGAGTTAACGAAGTTAGTATTTTTGAAAGATGTCCTAGATCAGGACTAGAGTTAAAGACAAGACCTGACCTCATGATAACCAAAGAGGGTGCAGTCTATGACGTTAAGACAACTATAGACGCTTCTCCTGCAGGTTTTTCTAAAGAGTGTTTTAAATATGCATACGATATTCAGGCAGCGTTTTACAAATACGTAATAGAATTAGCAGGTATTGAAGTCAAAGAGTTTTCTTTTATAGCTTGTGAAAAATCCAGTCCTTATGTTTCACACATGCATGTAGTCAGTTCAGACCTCTTGAATAACGCTAAAAATCGTATGCATGATACACTAGATCAAATAGCTTTTGCTGATCTTTCTTTAGACTATGGAACAGGGTGGGGTAACTACAGCGTTATTGATTTACCTAAATGGCTGTAAGATACCGTAGTGGTCTAGAAAAAAATATCGCTTCGTATCTAAAAAAGAAACAAGCAAAAGTTAGATATGAAGTACTCAAGATAGAATGGGAGGATCTACGTTATCGTACTTACACTCCTGATTTTATCTTAGACAATGGTATTATAATTGAAGCAAAGGGTATCTTTAGTGTTGCCGATAGGTACAAGCATCGTGAAATACAGAGGCAGCACCCAGAGCTAGACATACGTTTTGTATTTAGTAATTGTAATTCAAAGCTGTATAAGGGTTCTAAATCTAGATATTATGATTGGTGTGATAAACATAGCTTTAAGTGGGCGCATCGTGTTATACCTGAAGCGTGGCTGAAAGAAACAGGTAAAGAAATTAAAATTAAACGCATAAAGCTAAAAGCAAAAGGGAAAAGCTAATGGGCCATGATTTAAGAGACGATGAAATAGCGATAGTTATAAGTCCTATGGATTATGAAGATCCTGACGAGTGGGGTGGAGACATAAACGTAGGGCTAGTAATCTCTCCTGACAATGAAATACCTCAAAAAGTTATGACTAGAATTATAAGTATAGCTACAATGATGTCAGCATTTTTAGATGTGGCTACAGATAATCCAGAAATATACGATTTAGTTGAGGATCACAGAAATTATTTACTGGGTTTACATAGTGAGGAAGAAGACAAACCTGTTGTAAGTAAAGACGGTAACGTTTATACATTAGATATATGGACAAAGACAAAGGGGAGCGCATGATAGACACAATAACATTAACTAGTGATACAACTTTAGATCACGATCAAGTAAACAATCCAGTGCATTACAATCACAGTGGTATAGAGTGCATCGAAGCTATAGAAGCAATGACAGAAAATATGTCAGGAGCTACAGCGCCACACGCTGCTAATGTGTTAAAGTATCTTTGGCGGCATGAGTATAAGAATGGCTTAGAAGATATAAGAAAAGCAAAGTGGTATCTTGATAGGCTAGAAGAGCGTTACAAGGAGATGCATAAATGATAACAGCAGATGATATAAATGCTTGGAAAGATATGTATGAAATGACATTCGGTGATTATCAGATAGAGGCACGTAAGACTGCCATATATCCTGATGAACACAAAATAGTTTACCCTGCGTTAGGACTCGCAGGTGAAGCAGGTGAAGTAGCCAACAAAGTAAAGAAGATGTTAAGGGATGGGAAGTTTGACAGGGAAGATGTAGCTGCAGAGGTGGGTGACTGCCTCTGGTACATCTCAGCTTTATGCCGTGATCTGAACTTTGATATGGGATATATAGCTAGATGTAATTTAGATAAACTTCACAGCCGTATGGAGAGAGGAACCATTAAGGGCAGTGGCGATAAAAGATGAAGTTCAAAATAATAATGACAATAGAGATAGATGAAAAAGAATACATACTTCCTATTGTTGAAGAAATGCACGAGGAGGCTGTTGCTGAATTATTTCACGACATAATCTACGACATAGACAGCGCAGTGATTAAAAAAATAGAGGTGAAAAAAATATGAATAGTAATTACTTACCAACAGATTATCAAAGTTTTATACACAAATCACGATACTCTAAATACATTGATGGTAAAGGCAGAGAGTCTTGGCCTAAAACAGTCTACAGATATATGGAAAATGTAGTTGGTGATAAGATTGATAAACAAACGTATAATGAAATAGAACAAGCAATTATATCGTTAGACATTATGCCTAGCATGAGAGCCATGATGACTGCTGGACCTGCTGCAGAACGTGACAACACTGCCATGTATAACTGTAGTTACTTACCTGTAGATGACCCAAAGTCCTTTGATGAAGCTATGCATATTCTCCTTTGTGGAACTGGTGTCGGATTCAGTGTCGAGAGACAGTTTATTAGCAAGCTCCCCGAAGTGCCTGAACTCTTCGAGAGTGATACTACCATTGTGGTAAAGGACAGCAAGGAGGGCTGGGCTAAGGCGTTCAGACAATTGTTGGCACTCTTGTGGGCAGGTGAAATTCCACAATGGGATGTTACTAGAGTTCGTCCTGCAGGTGCAAGACTAAAAACATTTGGCGGTAGAGCTAGTGGACCTGCGCCTTTGGTTGAGTTGTTTAACTTTACAGTTAAGACATTCAGAGATGCTCAAGGAAGAAAGCTTTCTAGTTTAGAATGTCACGATCTAATGTGCTTCATTGGTCAGATAGTTGTTGTAGGTGGCGTTAGACGTAGTGCCATGATTAGTTTGTCTAACCTTAGTGATGATAGAATGCGCCACGCTAAGTCAGGACAGTGGTGGAACGAAGCTGGACACAGGGCATTAGCTAATAACAGTGTATCGTATACAGAAAAGCCAGATTCAGAAACGTTTATGCGTGAGTGGTTGGCATTAGTAGAAAGTAAGTCAGGCGAGAGGGGTATCTTTAATCGTGAAGCATCTAAAAAACAAGCTGCTAAATTTGAAAGACGTGATCCTAACCATGAGTTCGGAACTAATCCTTGCAGTGAAATTATACTGCGTCCTTACCAGTTCTGCAATCTTACAGAAGTTGTGGTACGAGCCACGGACACGATTGAAGACCTGGATAAAAAAGTCAGATACGCCACAATACTTGGGACGATCCAAAGCACGTTCACAAAATTCCCATACCTCAGAAAAGTCTGGACAAAAAACACAGAAGAAGAAAGACTCTTAGGGGTAAGTTTGACAGGTATTATGGATAACCCTCTTATGACATCAGCTAACAAAGGATTGGAGAAGACCCTTGAACATTTACGAGAAACTGCTGTTCGTACTAATAGTGACTGTGCTAACCGCCTTGGCATTGCACCAAGTGCAGCAATTACCTGCGTCAAGCCAAGCGGAACAGTATCACAATTAGTTGACTCAGCATCAGGTATACATGCACGTCATTCACGTTACTACATCAGAACTGTGAGAGGAGATAACAATGACCCCTTAACACAGATGATGAAGGATCAAGGTGTACCAAACGCACCTTGTGTTATGAAACCTGACAGCACTACAGTATTTAGTTTCCCAATGAAGTCACCACAAAAAGCTGTAACTCGAAACGATATGACAGCCATTGAACAATTGGAGACATGGCTAGTTTATCAGAGACACTGGTGTGAACATAAGCCCTCTGTAACGATAACAGTTCGTGCAGATGAATGGATGGAAGTAGGCGCATTTGTTTATAAACACTTTGATGAAATGTCAGGTGTGTCTTTTTTACCACACTCAGATCACTCTTATCAACAAGCTCCTTATCAAGATTGTACAAAAGACGATTACAATAAACTTCTCAAGATTATGCCAGATAGTATTAATTGGTCTAGGCTCAGTGAGTATGAGCAAGAGGATAATACGATTGCTATGCAGACAATGGCCTGTTCAGGGGAAGTGTGTGAGGTAGTCGATATAGTTTAAGGAAACACTTCATGGAAGTATACACTAGACGATTCCGAAAAGACGTTTATGACGAAGTAGATGCCCCTTCCAAAAAAGCTTTGATTAAGTATTTAGAGTCAGAGGGTCATACAATTACTAGAACAAAAGAAAACTACTACGCAGACGTTGTATCAGAAAAGGATGGTGTAACTTACTTCCATGAAGCTGAAAGAAAAGCACAGTGGAATGGTGATTGGCCTACACATTGGGAAGAGATAAGAATCCCGGGTAGAAAAAGAAGGCTTGTTGAGAAGTATAAAAATGTAATACACAATCTATACTTTTTTATTTTTAACAAAGACTATACTCAAGCCTGGAAAATAAAAGGTTCGCAAATGGTAGATAATAATATTAAGGAAGCATCGGGTCCAATATATAGAATACCAAAAGGCGAAACCTTTTATCACATCCCTTATCAAGAAGCTGAACTAGTAGACATAGTTTAGTTACTGTGTTAAGATCTTAAAAAACAACAATAGAAGGAGTCAGTTATGTTGTTATTTAATTTATTAGTACCCGTAGTGTATGCTTTAACTATTTATGGAAGCTATGAAAATATAGCTAAACCTGTAGCTAAAGCTACTTGGGAAACAAGTGTAATTGTTTATGATAAAAGTGTAGAAATTATTAAAGACGTTACCACAGACGATCCTATCGAAGAGTCAACAGAGTAATGTATGTGCTTATATTCATACTCTCAACAGGGAATGGATATTCTGAGGTAAAAGCTATGGACTATATTTTTTCTAGTATGAAAGAGTGTAAAGAAACTGCTTCTATTATAAGAGAAAATCTTATGTTAACTAGACCGACTTTTGAATCTAATGCACAAGCTTATTGTACAGAGATACCTATGGAGGTATAAAAATAATGAGCCTAGAAAAGGAAGCGAAAGACTTTGTATCTAGGAGACAAGATAATTTTAAAGAGGGAGTTAAGCAACGTGTAGAATCGTTGGATAATTTTATAACAGATAATTTGTACCACACTACAGAAACCACAGAGGCCAGAAAACATTTAATTGCTGTGCAGATGTGGGCAGAACGTAGTTCAAAACTCAATGGTATAAAAAAGTAAGGGCGCTAAATGCGCCCCTATTTATTTGTAATACTCTTTCAAGTAATCTATGTAGTCCATGAAATAGTGTAACTCTGTGATAGTCATGTCACGCACACCACCTTCAAATCCATATCTCTCTTTCATTGTTTTCATAGCTTTGCTGCGTAGCTCTTTGTTACCATGCTCTGTTGCTTTAGCTCTCATTGCGCCTAGTTTAGTTTCATCAGTTCCGTACTTCTTAAGAACAACACGTAGATCTTTCTTAATTTCTGATACAATAGACTTCAACATAGCACGTTTACCTACAAGATCAGCATTAAGGAACTTCTTGTCTCTTAATAAATTATCTGTGGCACGTTCTAATTCAGGAGCTATAGCTTCATTAAAGATGGTATCGTAAGCAGCCATACTTGTTCGTTCACTGGCTGTCCAATCTTGCATGTTAGCCATTGAATATGCTTGTTCTGTAGATGTACGTGCAGGTTTAACAGTGATACCAAAGATTCGAGCCATAGGATTAGCATCCTGTATCTTACCTTGTCTACTTGCAACCCTTAATTCTTCTCCAGAAACTGTTTCTGCTCTGTCTGTGATAGCTTCTATAACGTTATCAAAGTATCTTGTTGCACCCTGTGTAAACATCTGACCGCCTGTTTCAGCTTGGCGTATATCTCTTGCTGCGTCTGTGTCGGTGACAAACCCAGTAAGTTTGTTTACTGCATCAAGAGGTCTGGTAAAACCTGCAGCATAGTTACCTGCAAACTTTCCGATTTCTTTAAATGAAGCCTGGCGTAAATCTACATCTTGATTTACCAAAGTATCAATGATTCGAGTAACATCGTTACCAAACTGTAAGTCCGTAGCAAGTTGCCCTACGGCTACCTGTTCACCAAACTTAATCATAAGTTCTTTTGGTACAGTCTCTCCATCTTCCATTAATCTACCAATGCGTCCAGCCGCTAACCACAGTGAAAAAGGAAACGTGTTACGAGCATCTATGATCGCACCGCCAGTTCCTTCAATTTCAAATACGTCTAAGCCTTTCTCGCTTCTCTCTCTGTCATAATTCATTGCCAAACTTATAGCGGTTATACCTACAAGACTACGTGATGCAGCTTCTAAAGTTTCAACATTACGTTTTTCCGACTTAGCTATAGCAGACATAAGCTGCACACCACCGCCTACAGACCATTGATAAGAGGTAGCAACTACATTGTTAAAGAATCTACCGAAAGGAAGTATTGTACCAAACAACGGTATGTTAGATATTCTTTCCGCTATTACAGCTGCACCTCTTAGAAGCTGATCATCTGTCGTGTAATCTTTTGAGAACACAGATTTTAGCGTAGTGTCGATAGCACCGCCAACTACGCTGTCATCTATTAGATCAATATCTCCTGAGTTAAGTACATCTTTTAAGGTTCTATCTTTATGCTTCAGTCTAATTCTTTTATCTAACTCAGTCATAAACATCTGAGACTTAGTAAACGTATCTTGTACTCGCACACCTGTTAGACGGTTAGCACCGTTAGCTACAGCCTCTACGCCTTTGAACCACTTAGCATCAGGATTAATATCAAAACGTTTACCTGATCTTTCAATACCACCAGTAACACTCTCAAACAAAACTTTCTCTATGTCTCTATTCTGAGATAAGAAGTCCATGTAAGAATCATGAGTAGTGTATGGGTCCATTAAGTTACGCATCTTTTGTGCTTGTATCTGATGAAACACTTTACCTTTACGTAGTAATTCTGAACCTGTCTTAGTAAACTTACCACCTGTGGCTAAACCACCAAGTATATACATATTGCCTGTCGCTACATCAGCAAGTGTAGAACCAATATAGAACTGTGAAAAACCTGCAATGTTTAAGCCTGTTGTGGCAGGTGAGGAAATAAGCAACCTACGCCACACACTCTGTGTGTAAGCTCCTATCTTAGGACGTTTAGTTTGCCCTGTAGCCTTTAATATTTCCTCTTCCATTTTTTCTTTTAGCTGTGGATTACGAACTAAATTAATCATAGCATTGTGACCAGCTATAAGACCTGCATCTACTGTCCTACGTGTAGCTGACATCACTGCACCATAAGTCATACCTCTACGAACATTAGAGGCAATGTAATCACCTATCTCTTGTGCTATTTCTGTCGTGTCACCAAGGGTGTAACCAACTAAAGGTTGCATACGCTTAGATATAGCTTGCAGTTCGTCTTGAGGCATTTGTCTTAGTGTGTTGGTCATTACGTCTGTGACACGCACATTCTTAGGCAGAGGTTTGCCTACTTCATCTAAGTATATCTTAGCTATGCCACCCTTGCCATTCTCGCCACGCATAATAGTATCCAAGAACTCTGCAGGCATGACACCTGCCTGAAACATATTATCACCACGCTTCCACTTTTGTTCCCAAGAGTCCAATGCTTTATTTACATCAGTCGTAAACTTCTTCATAGACTTATCAGATAGTGGAACTAAAAGCTTACCTTCGATGTCGGCTTCCAGCTCTGCCTTACGTTTACCTGCAATAAGTTTACCTTTGGTGTCTTTGAGTCCACTTACGCCTTTTAGTTTACCGCCTACAAGTTGAGCGCCTCCACCTACAAGACCTAGAGCAGAACTAAATCCTGTCTGTAGCATGCTGTACTCTTCTTGTGCGCCTACATCTAACATGACATTCTGTATCATGTTGTCGTGCAACATAGCTAGTGATCCATCAATACCTGTGGTAGCTAACAAAGAACCACGCACAGCTTTCTTAGCTCTTTCATCTAAGAACTCTTTTTGTGCTTTCTTCTTTGCGTTATATATAAAATTACGCTGTTCTTGTAGAGCTACACGTTCTTGTAACTTCTTAGCTGCTGGACCTTTTATACCTGATTCTACTATGCGTTGGGCTACACGTTCTGCTGCTTCATCTGCTGCTTTCTTAGCGCCTTGTGTTGTTGCACCAGACTTGGCTGCTCTTTGTCCTGCTTCTATAGCGGCTTGTCTGACTAACTGTTTACCACCTTGTGTTATACCTAGAGATGCAGCCTTACCTAAACCACCAGTAAGTAGACCAATATAGTTGGAAGGATCTGTAGCTGCAGCTTGAATATAGTCAAACACACCGTCTACCGCACCGAAGAAACCATCATTTACAAACACATTGCCTAGCCTGTCGTATAACTTGTAAGCATCTCCTGCTAAGGCTTTATCTTGTTGACTAGCGTTTGTAATGTGCCTTACTTCACCACCTGTGTTTATGATGTTGGTGTTGAAGCTACGCATATGATCCATAAAATCTTCTACAACATCTTCGTCACTTTTATCATTATACTGTATGCCTCTGCGAGACACCATGTACCTACGTATGGTTCTTAAGTTAGAAGCCTCATACAAGTCTTTCTTTTTTAATTTAGCTCCTGTATCAACAAGTTCACTCTCACTGTTTACAGGTACAGGATCTATTTGTTCTATGCTTGGAGGATCAATAACATTAGGCGCAAGAATATCATCTTTTGTTACACCATACTGATCCATCAAGTCTAAGAAGGAATCACTCATATTAATAATCTACCCTCTAAATGCTTTTTGAAATTGTAACGTTAGGAATCCCATGTTGTATGGCAGTCTCTTATTGTTTGCATCTGCCCACTCACTAAGTGCTCTCATAATGTCAAAGGCTTCTGAGTCTTCATCCAGACCTTGCTCTTGCATATACTTAAATATGTCTTCACCAAAGTCAGCCATCACAGATATATCTAACTCTGTAATAGCACCTGTATCCATACCTTTTTCTATTTCTTCATCGGTAGTTCTGGGGAAGAGTCTCTTTAGTTTATCTCTTAAGCTTAATACCTTTTTAGATCCTGGCTCTAGCTCTGCCATACGTGCAGCAATAGTCTCACGCTTTACTCTACCTTTAGGTAATTCTATGAAGCCATTCTCTGTAGCGTTCTGTGCACCAACCTTAGATGTGGGTAGACCAAGTAGCTTCCTAGCGTTTGGACCCATCTCTTCCCACTCTTCAAAGGTAACTCTATCTCTATCCATGTACAGCGCAGCTTTACGGATACCCATTTCTTCTGCAGTTTCAGTTGGGGCTTCTATTTTAACATCAGTCTTAGGAGGCTCTAGCTCCAACATTTTTTCTACAGGATCTTCTGTTTTAAGTTCACTGATTGCTACATTCTCTGTAATGTCTATCTCTTCTAGGTTTAATGTTTTGAGGACTTGCTTTTCTACTGGACCTACAGGTGTTTCTTTCTTGTTTAGATGCTGTACTAGTACATCCCACCCTTCACTCTCTGGTGTGTAAGTATTGCCACCATCAGTTATAACTTCAAGAGGATTACCTTCTGAATCAGACTTTGTTACAGTAAACTCAATGTCCTCAAATATTTTCTTAGTTGTAGGCACTTCTCCTAATGCCTCTATAGTTGCCGCATCAACAGAACTATCTGTATCTGCATCACTTTTTTGCAAGCCAAGCAATTCACGCATTTGCTCTACATACTCTTCACCTACGTTGGCTTTCATACTATCTTCTAAGTCTTCAAATGCTGATATACCATATGTATCAATAGTTTCATCATATACATCTTTATAAATAGGCATTTCAACAGATCTTACTTTAGTCTTTGATGCTATATAGTTTGTTAATTCATTTTGAAGAATCTTATCATCAGGATTGTCTTTAGCCTCTTGTTCAAGTATAGTTAATCCTGTTTCTTTGTTTACAGTTAACCTGCCTCTTGCAGCAAGTTTTGCTAAGTCATCTACAGCCTTTTCATAAACTTTATCAATTCTTATTTTATCTGCAATAAAGTTATCTATACTATCACTTACAAACTTCTTAGCTTTTAAGTCGTAGCGTTTCATGTCTGCTATCACTGCGTAAGTAGATGGCTGTATTGCTTCATACTCTTGCTGTCGTGCTAACATATTTATATCTTCAGCAGTATATCCATCATAGATAATATCACTACCAAGCTTGTACTTAGAACTCATCATAGCTGCTTCACCAGTAAGTCTATCAAAGAAACCTATGTCTGGTTTTTCTGCAGTAGCACCTTTTGTTTCTAAACCAAGGCCATACGTTTTTCTTACGTACTGATCCATGTCCATATCAAGGGCTTGAAAACCCTCTGGTAGTTTTATGATCATGTCTACTTCAGTATCACTCAGCTTCCTACCGCCATTAGCCTCAACTGCTGTTCTAACTTTAGTAGACAAATCTTGTATAGCTTGAGGTCCACTTGCTATTGCAGCTTGCATTTGTGCAGTACTTACACCTTGATCCTCTAAGTAGTTAGTAAGACCTAGCACCTCGTTGACTACAGAGTTACGCCTAGAGATCTTCATAATGTTATCTTTAGCTAACTGCTCTTGTTCTAATCTGTATTTACGAGCTTCTTTACCTTTTTCTTTTATGTTCTCTGCTGCTGTTTCAGCAAACCCTTCAGCGAATGCTCTCCAATCAAATCCCATATTCTAAGCTCCTCTTGCCATCAAGCCTTGGGGTTCAGCCATTTCGCTTACTTCCATTTCATCTTCCATTTCTTCCTGTGGCACATCGTCTGTTTCTTCTTCCAGAGTACCTTGTAATGTCTTCAACAAGTCCAGACCTACATCACCTTCTTTACCTTTAGCGTCAGCTACTGCTAGTTCTATAGCTAGTGACAAACGTTTTTTCTCACGATCTTTGAGTGCCTCTTCAGGGTCTTCTATGTCATCTCTTACTTCTATGCCATATGTAGTCATCGATGCTTTAATAAACTCGTGTATGACAGGAGCTACAATCAAGCTTACATCCACACTGTGCAGTCCGTTCATAACACCTGTAGTCATTAGCGTTTTAACAAACGGAGCTACAGGCATGTCACCACCAAAGAGTACGGACAGATCATCCATAACCTCTTCATTAGCTAATCTATTGATGTAATATTTAGTTACTTCATCAGGATCAACCATCTCAGGTGGATTTTCCCAAGGCCAGTTCTTAGGTTCATCTGTCAGAGACTGTCCTGCTATTGGTGCTTCAAGAAATGATGCCATGTTATTATATCCTATTTAGTAAACCCTGCGCCAAAGTATAGTCCTACTATGGCTGATACGATGTGTGTATCTAGTGGTGTGATTACAAATCCCTGAGCCATTTTCCATTTAATAGCTTCGTCTGGTCCAAACATCCAGCTAAAGAAACCGCCAGTAGCCTCAGTGTATCCTACATAAACACTAACTTCAGGATACCACACAGCTACTAATTTAGGCAATACGATTATAGAAAATACAGCAGATAAAGCTATAAGCCTACGTGTCCATGCAAAGTGCTTGTCATTCTTACCTGCATCTCTTGCATCAGCTACAGCACTACGATTGAACTCTGCACGTTGCATCAACATCTCTTGTTGCATCTGGCGGTTCTTCATTGACTGACCCCAGATAGACATGACTCCACCTAGTATAGTGGAGAAGAGCATTGTGATTAGTTCTAGCGGTAATCCAAACATTAATTTATTTCTTTCAAATATTTTTCATAAGTTGGAAATCTTTTCTCAACAATATTTTTTTCACCAGGATTTATACTTTTTAGCATTTCTTCTGGTGTACTGTAATTTGAAAAGCCTTTCATTTTTAAGTAAGCTTTTACTGCAGCTTTTGATACGGCATTATTTGTTGCTAAGAGATCAGGATTCTTAATAAGATCAACACCTATAGCATCTCCTACTTTTCTATATGTATCCATACCTGTAATTTGAATAGGGCCTCTACCTCTATAGGTAGCAAACTTTTTATCTCCTACATTACCCATTTTTATGCTTTTGTAATGATCATTATATCTAATATCAAATATTTCTTCTGCTTTATCTGGAGGTATATGTTCAGGAGGGTTTTTAACAACATGCATAGCTATTGGCTGTCCTACATGATCTAACTCTCTATATTCTATATTTAATTTTTTATAGGTTTCAGGGTCTAGCTTCCCTGTTACATTTAAGCCTTTTATTTTTTGAAATCTTTTAATCCCAGAAATTGTATTTTTACCTATTATACCGTCTACATTACCTACATCAATTCCTTTTTTATTTAAGGCTTCTTGAACTTCTTTATTTAAAATAGTTTTTGGTCTTTCTAGATAAACAATATTACCATCATCATCTGTCTGTTTTGGAAAACCTAGTATCTCATATATTTTCTGATCGTTTCTTTTTAAAGGAGCCTTTTTTGTGTTAGGATGCAAAACTTTTTTAAGACTATATTTTTCATTTGTTCCTATTAATTCAACAGGACTTTCCATACCTTCAAATTGAATTGTTGCAGCCAAAGCTGCAGCAGCTACTTTATTATTAGGGTATATATCACTAGCGTATGCTATTGCTTTCTCTTCAGTTGAAGGGTATTCAGTAAAACTAAGCCTTAACTCTTCTTCGCTAAATTCGGGTATATCTGTAGGCTGCACCTCAGCAGCAAGAGACTTATTAACAAGATTAGCAATCTCTTCATCCGACATTCCTTGTTCTTTTAGTATCTTTTTAACCTCACTCTGCACACCCTTTTCAGTCAAGCTTCCTGTAATACCAATAGCGTTAAGAAATGCAGGGCTTAATATTTTTTTATCTACACTTACTTCTTCTGTTGGCGCAGCTTCATCTGGCATTGAGGGTGACTCAGTTCTGTCTACTAATGTTTCACCAGACGGTTTACTCATAAGTCCTAATGGTTCTGTCTGTTCTATCTCAAGTAGTTCACCCTCACTGTCAACTGTGGGCTGATTCTCTAGCGTCACAAAGTCTGTGTCCATACTAGTGTATATATCTTCTAGTTTATTTGGAGATTCACCTAGTGTAGATACTTCTTTCATTACATCTTGAATAATCTCACTCTTCATTAGCTCAGAGTATTCATCTAGCACTTCGTCTTTTGGTGTAGTTGTAACATCTTCGCTAGGTTGTGTAGGTTCGTAGCCATTGTCTCTGAATAGTTGTGCTATACCTTTTAAGAAGTTATCGTCTAATTCTATCTCTTCTGTTTCTTCTACAGGCTTTGCCCCTATGCCACGATTCTTCCTAGACACTTCTTCTAGAGTTTTCTTACTCCTACTAGTAATAGACTCAGTGAAGCCACCAATGTCTAAGTCTAAACCGCCTAATGTTTTATATTCTGCCATTATTTTGGACCTGTTATTACCGCACCTACGACAGAGCCTATAGCTCTTGCAAATGATCCACTCTTACTTGCTGCTGCAGTACTTGCTGCTGCTTCATTGGCTAGTTCTTGTACGGCAATAGTTGTGGCACGATCAGCATTGTTATTCTCTAACTGGAATGCAAAACTCATAAGGTCACGCTCACGTTGCCATATCTGATCCATGTTAGCTGCAGTCAATCCGTTGATCACTTTAGCAAAGTCCATGTTGCTTTGGTTCTGTGTAGCTGTATTGATTGTAGCTATACTCTGTCTCCACGCAGCATTAGACTGTGCTATGACCAAACCATTCTGTGCATTAAACAAGTCACGCTGTTGCTGAATCTGAGAGTTAAACTCACGCAATGCATTCACACTGTTGACGTTGAACTGATCCATAGCATTCTGTTGTGTAGCATTGAACTGTGAAGTCTGGTTAGCTAGATTAGCAAAGAACTGATTTACTTGGTTTTCACTAGATGCGTTAAACTGTTCATTAGCATTCTCTGCAGCTTGATCTGTGAACAGAGCCTGTATGTTTTGCTGTGTCTTGAACATAGAAGTCTGTTGTTCGTTAGACAAGTTAGCCATATCCATCTGTAAGAAGTTAGCGGCTTGTTGTACAGCAGCTTGTTGTCTGTTGTTGAGGTTTGCCATATCAAGTTGTGACAATGCAGCAGCCTCAGCCATTACCATAGCTTGTCTGTTAGACAAGTCGGATAACTCCATAGTGTTTGCTGCACGAGAGTTCTCCAAGGCTATCTGTTGTTCAGCCGTGAAGTTCATGTTAGCAATGTCACCGATACGAGCAGAGTTAGCTACACGAGCTTGAAAGGCTTGGTCAAACTCCATACCCATAAATGTAGCACGTTGCTGTGCGGCAAGTATCTGTCTTTGCTGTCTGTTAGACAAGTTCTGTGCTTCAAACTGTGCTATAGTAGCCGCATCCATCTGAGCGATAGGTAATGCTGCCTCCATTGCAGCTTGCACCACAGCTTGACCTGCAAGACTAGACGCACCAAGACCACGAGCAGAGAGTGTAGCCATTGCGGTACGCATAGATCCTGCAGCCCAAGCAGGTGTCTCACCACCCTCAAAGTCAGCCATCAATGTTTCTAGCTGACCTGCAACTGTTGCCTGTTTACTTGGTGTAGCTTCTGCGTGTTGTACTGCTTCAGTAAATGTAGCAGCTTTGGTAGCATCTGCTTCACCCGATATTATTTCACCCTCTTTTATTTCTCTAGGATCAGGTGCATCTACTTTTATAGCATCTCCTAGTGCTGCTTCCATGCCTCTTATGGAAGTGTCAGATTGCTGCTGTGCGACAACATCTTTTGTAGGTGTGCCTGTAGCCGCTTTTAATCCTGCAGTTTGTAGTTTTACTTTATCAGTTACTTGGTCTGCAGTGGCGGTAGCTACGGTTGGTAAAACAGGCATACCTGCTTGTTGTACAGTGCCTACTGTAGCAGCTTCAGCAAAGGGAGCTATAGGAGTAGTCATACCTGCATCTACTGGAATGAAGTCAGCAGCAGTAGGTTGTATCATAGCTGTGGTAGGTTGCATTGGCTGCATGGTTTGCCTAACAGCAGAGGCTTGCATTTGAGCTAATTGATCTGTAGTAAGACCGCCTGTCTCATACCTTTGTACTGTACCACCCTTGTTAAACTTCTGTATGTATCCACCAATAGCAAGTCCTTTAGCTTTAGCAGCAGGGTTAGCTTCCTCAAACTTAGCGTGACCTTCTCGTGTCTTAGGACCATTGTAACCCATCTTTCGGAATATACGGTCTTTACCTTCTAGTGTCATATTCTCCATCAAGCCACCATCTGCAGCGCCTGTAGTCTCTGTTTCTTTAGTTATTTTAAAAAAACCTGGAGGTACATATGTTGTAGGTACACCATTAAATTCAGTAATCATTATTCTTTGTCCTAAATCATTACCATAAGGTACAGTTTGGTATCCCTGAAATACTGCAGGATACGCAGCACCTGTTCCTGGCTGAGTAGTTACAAGTGTTTGTGGTACTGCACCTTGTGTGCCTGCATAGTGTGTCTTGTATGATACTTGTTGAGGTACAGCAGAAAGTCCTGCAGTTTGCAGAGGCTGTGAGAAAGTTCCAGTTACAGCGGTTTGTGGAGGTGCAAAACCAGAAGTGTATGCTGTTGTAGGTGATGTTAGAGATGTTGTCATTTGTTCTGGTGTAGTACCAGTTGGCGTAATACTTACAGGAACATCTTGATAAGTTATAGGAGCCACTTGTTGTACTACAGTTTGAGATTCATCAGGATCAACGACAGGCACACCACCTGCAGGTACTTGTTGTACAGTTGTTGGAGGTGTTACAGATTCAAAAGCACCACCTGCTACAGCAGGGTTTACAGGCTGTAGAGGACCTACAGGTGGTTCAGGATCAACAACAATTGGCTCCTTTACTACCTCATCTACTACCTCTTCTTCACCATCTACTATCTCTTCTTCGTCATCTACAGGCAACAAAGAGATAGCCGCTTGGTTTATACCTACAATTTCATTAGCTAATTTTTTTGATGCAGATACTTCATCGCCTGTCGAACCTATTTTTGTTCCTACCGTACCTATAGAATTACCTGCAGCATCAGTCAATGTTACGAAAGAAGCCTTATCTCTTTGAAAAAGTCCTCCTCCACCAGATGTTACATCAGCATCAGTATACCCTATAGCTTCTGTAGTATTTGCAGCAGCTTCTGCAGCACTTTTAAATGCATTAAAGTCTGCTGTTACTTGTTGAGTATTTTTTCTAGCAGTTGATTCTGCAGTTTTATCTTTATATCTAACGCCTACAGTTTTCTTATAAGTCAAAGCCTCTTCGTTTTTAGAGCCATCTTCATTAGTAGTTATTTTAACAATGCCATTAGCTGCATGTCCTGCTCTAGCTTCATACACTGTTCCATCTGGTGCGGTAAATGAATCTATTACATCAGCTTGATAAAACCGTCCGTCTGTTTGTAAATACGCTTCTAGTGCCATATCTTATTCCTTACTTACCCATTGTCATCCATACCGCACCTGCAATAAATGTCAGGACTCCAACGGTAGCCAGTTTAACTACTGTAGACCATATAGACCTACGTGTATCTCTCCACGCCTCTATTAAGTTACGCATCTCTAGTATATCTTTTTGTGCATCATCATCAAGTAACCCAATAGAACGTAGTGCTTCTTTAGCACCACGTCTAGCTGCTTTGTCTAGCATCTCTTCTATCTGTTCTATTGTGAGTGTAATGTTGTTCATGTTAAGCTGCGATTGCGTAGAAGATGTAGGTAACACCATTGTTATTGACGTCAGGTTGATTTGTTACGCTGAAGCCAGAACTGTGAGGGTCAATAAAATCATAGCCTGTTTGCTGTGCATCTGTAGTATCTAAAGTTAGTTTCGGATCATTTCCAGAAACAATCCCACGAGTAGAGTCCCACACACACCAATTATACCCACTAGCAGAAGTGCCTTTAATAAGAACAAAACTAGCGCCATTACTAAAGCCGCAATCAATAACACGTCCTGTCGTTCCATCACCTGTGTAGCTTCCAACTTTACTTACACCTGATACGGAGCCAAACAATAGTGCCATTGGATCATTTGTAGGATTTGACACAAGACCTGTAACATTCAAGTCAGTGGCTGTTGTACTTGCCATATAATCAGTACTACCTACAGTAGCACCGTTAGTATCTAGATTTAAATAGCCTGTTGTTTGACTGTTATAAACGTACCAATTATCGACTAGTTTACGATACTTAAGAATAACTAAATCTGGCTTTATTCCAAGATTATGTTTTACTGTGTTTAACGTAGTGACTGATTCTGAGTCCCATGTAACCACATCAAAAAAACCAGGAGCACGTTTCCAAGTCCAACTAATATTATTAGCAGTGCTTACCCACCACGCAGTATCTAAGTCTATAGTTCCAGTTGGCCCATCAAACCACTCTACACCATTTATATTTGCTTCTGCAAAATTTTCATCTGTTCTAAGGTACTTTGCTGAAGTGTCTGGACTACCCATAAGTCTTGTCATTATGTACTTTGTTGAACCAGTAGTTCTTCCGTTAATATTCATATCTGGAACAAAACCAAGATCATGTGTGTTCACACCACTACCGCTACTTGTGCTTAAATCAACAGCGAAAACATTACTAGCACTAGTAGGCTCTGCTAGTGGGCCTCTGCGTATTGCCATGTAGATGTAGTTATCACCTGATTGACCAAAATTAAAACCAGTAGCATCAAAATGTGGGCCTTCATAGTTTGCTTCTGCATTAGTTAAATTAGCCCATAAATGTGTGTCAGCATTGTCACCATATTTAGAAACAAATCCTCGCATGACATCTAAAATAATCCAGTTAGTACCATTATAATTTGATGACTTTAATAAAACCCATTGAGGTTCAAACCCCAATTCAGCACGTCCATTAGCGCCAGAAATACTCCCACACTTAATAATATCTTGGTCACTGTCAGGGCCGAACCCACCGTCACCATCATTGTGTGCGAATAGGTAGACTACATATTCTCTACCACTAATATTTAAGGCTGAACCTACGGTAAATTGTGTTGACGTTGCATGTGTAGAACCCCAAGCATTTACATCATTGTATTCAGCATCAGACGTATTTAAGTATAATACTTTTGAAGCATTTTGACTTCTATGTAATACGTGCCAGTACTGTGTATTTGAGGTACATTTAACTACTAACATACCAACTGTTGCATTTAAATTGTGATTTATAGTTCTAGGGCTGCTTCCATTCCCTGTATACGTCACAACATCAAAAAATTTAGGGGCTTTGCGAAATGTCCAACTGACGTAGTCTGTTCCACTTACATTATTATATGCTGCTCCACTACTTACAGTTGTAAATCCATTATTATTATAAGATGCAATTTCTGAAGCGTAATCACTTGCAGCATTTGTTGCATCACTAAATAAAGTTCCTGACCTTTCGGTATCATACAAAGTGTGATTGTATCCATTTGAACTTCTACCTTTTATCCAAACCAATCCACCTTCGCCAGAAAGATCAATACCATTATTAACACTGTAAGCAGAGCCTGTGCCTGTCACTAAATAAGTGCTGAACACCTCGTCTACATCGAGACTTGCACCACCTGCACCTGCAGTAGCTCTTTGCATCATTCTTGCAATGTTGCTCATTCGTTATTATCCTGCTGCGTCAATTGCTAGAGCACCGTACCAGTTAGTGCCACCGTCTACTGTAATAAATACAAGTACGTCAGTCTCACCTGATGCAGGAGCATCTGGGGCTGTACCACCTGCAAAGTCTACAGAGTTTGGATATGTTATAGTGTGTGATCCACCTGATGTAAGTTTAAGTGTAAAGCCATAAGCTGTACCTGAAGCAGGTGGGTTACTAAATGTAAACGTTGTATTTTGATTAGTAGTTAAAGCAAATACGTTACCCGTCTCGTTGTTAATATCAACAGTAGCAGCAGCAGATAAACTTACATATGTTTCGTTATATGATTTGGCTATAAGTTCTTCTGCAAAACTTGCATCACCATTTGCGTCTATACTCATACGTTCTGAGCCACTCACACCAAAAGTATAACCTGCTGCTTCGAAGCCTATATTTGCCCAACTTGCGCTTCTGTCAAAACCCCTAATAACACCATCTGTACCTGCAATTTCAATTCGTCTACCTGCACCGCCTACAGCAAATTGAGCAACAGGATTTGACGTCCCAATGCCAACACGATCATTTCCACCATCAACGAATAGCATGTTAGCATTGCCATTGCTTTCAACACGAAAGTCCATATCAACACTATTGTCATTAATAATTACTTCACCATTGTTGGCTTTAAATCTTTCTTCATCTCCTGTAATGATCCTAAACGAGTCATTATCATTAAATTGTAATTTGGTATCAGTATCTCCTGTATGAATAATACTTTCTGGTAGTGTGACATCGCCAGTAAATGTAGGAGATGCAGCAGGAGCTTTTGCTGTTACAGAGTTTATATCAGATGCACTGACTGTTACACCGTCCATCTTGTTTAACTCTGCAGCCGTAGCTGTTACAGCAACACCACCTATCTGTAAGGCTGTAGAAGCGTTAATAGTAGGACCAGTAACAGTACCAGTAAACGTTGGATCAGCTACAGGAGCTTTGGTGTCCATCTGTGTCTGCACATTAGATGTAACACCGTCTACATGGTTAAGCTCTGCAGTGGTAGCAGTCACACCATCAAGTAAGTTCAACTCTGCTGCAGTTGCAGTCACTCCATCTAGTATGTTTATCTCTGCTGCTGTAGACGTAACACCTGTCAATTCAGCAGGAGCTACTGCACCGTCAGCAAGTATATTTCCAGTAGCAACTACGTTTGCTAAATCTCTAGGTTTACCCATGTTGTCTATCCTCTATTTATTATGGCTTTGTAGGCCAGTCAGCATCTTCCAAGTTAGGCCAATTCTTATGCGTTGGTAAATCACGTAGAGCCTGTCTGTAGGTCTTCATGTCATCTGCCATAGTAACATCCGACATAGCAGTCCAGTCTGTCTCAGCTAGTTTGCTGTTACGTGTACTACGATGACCTGATGCAACGTTAGCATCCAGTGTTGCTTGGTATGCTTTTTCATGTTCTGCTTTTGTAGTTGTTTTACCATCTACAGTTGTATCAGCAAACATGTCTTTAGCTACGTACTTTTCAACCCAGTTGCCTTTGCTGTCTTGCTCGACACCATCACGCACACTTGTTTGATATGCACTGGTTGTAGCAGCAGGAGATGCTAGTACTGGGTCAATATTCATTGCGTCACAGACATTACTGTTCCACACTTTCGGAAGAGACATATTTTTAAAGACTGCTCTCCATTCGCCTTGCGTTTTAACTTCGCCTGTTTCTCTGTTTCTATATTCACCCATCTGATTGATCCTTTCTAATGAGTTTGATTATGTTGCGATTGCGTAGAAGATGTATGTAACTCCTGAAGCATTGTTACCAGGGCCATTTACTATAAACCCTGCCGAATATGGATCTACATTATCTCCACCTGTTACTTCAGCATCTGTATTATTTAATTGTAAATATGGATCATTGCCTGAAACAATACCACGAACACTATCCCAAACAAACCAACCACCACTGCCACTTGAAGCTTTTATAAGTATAAACCTAGCACCACTAGAAAAACCGCAGTCTATTTGTTTACCTGTATTTCCGTCACCAGTATAGCTTCCCACCTTACTTACACCTGCTACGCTAGCGAAAAGGTAGGCTATGTAGGTGTAGCCACCACTAGCATTTACCTCATTATCTGCTCCAAGTGAAAATACACTAGAGGTAGGAGTTGTGTCATTCCATCTAGTAGAGCTTGTTGCTTCAGCAGCAGTAGTATTTAGTTGAAGATACTTAGTAGCACCAACATCTTTATGATAGACAGCCCAGTTTTCGGCAAGATTACGAGGACGTACCCACATCATTTCTGGAACTGCGTTTAAGTTATGGCTCTGGGTTCTTGCGCTTCCTGTGCCGCTGTAACAAACACAGTCGAAATACGAGGGTGCACGCTTCCACATCCAACTGTAAGTATTAGTACCACCCCAATTTTGATCTATGTGACCATTCATAAAATCAAAGCCAGCTTCGCTTGCATTAGCTTCAGCGTTTGTACCACTTGTTTTTAAATATTTTTCACCCATCAGTCGTGCATAGATAAAAGCACCACCACCCCCACTACCACCAGAACCCACTGGTCTTACAAGAGCCGTATCAACAATATGATTGCTATCAAAATAAGGAGCACTACTGCCTTGAGTATCTATACTAAATACCTTAGTCGCATCTTCTGGTACAGCTAATGGGCCTCTGCGTATTGCCATGTAGATCCAAGTGCTGCCGTTTAAATTTGAATTACCTGAGTCATTAACGCTAAAACCTGTAGCGGTTGCATCAACACTGTTTAGAGTGCCGTTTTCTACGGCATCAACATTAGGCCATAAAATCTTATCATTGCCACCCGATACCATACCTCTCATACTGTCAATTACTTGAGAATAATAACCACTACCGTCAGATCTTTTTAAAAAAATCCACTGAGGTTCAAACCCAAGAGTAACTTGATTAGAGCCATCAGTTGTTCCATCACCAGTATAACTTCCACACTTAATAATATCTTGGTCACCATCTGGACCAAATTCTCCGTCATTATTGTTGTGTGCAAATAAGTAGGCCACGTAGGTTGAGCCATTTTCATTATGATAAGTTATGTTATTTGGACCACCTAACTGGAACTGTGTGCTTGTAAAACCAGATGCTTGACCAAAAACCCCACCATTACTACCACCACTGTAAGTTGCCTCAGTTGTATTTAAAAATACAGATTGATAATCGCTAAAAGTTCTATGCCAATTTATCCAACCTGCTACCGAACCACCGCTTGTTTTCTTTACCATAACGTGTCCTGGAACAGATCCTAAATTATGACTTATGTTTCTATAATTAGATCCATCCCCCGTATATGTCACAACATCAAAAAACTTTTTAGCTTTGCGAAATGTCCAAGAGGCGTAGTCATTATTGGAGTCATTTTTACTACCTTGTCCGTCACCAGAAAAACCATTATTATTAAACTGAGTAATCCAACTCCAATTCTGGTTAGAATTAGTAGCGTTTGGATAAAGAAGAGCTAGTCCATCATATCCAGAAGGTTTTCCACGCTCAGTATCAAAAGCAATCCAATTTTGGGCTTGTGTTCTTGATTTGTAAAAAACTAGACCCCCCTCACCCGATAAATCAATACCATTATTTACAGACCAAGCATTGCCATGCCCAGTTCCTGATCTTACATCTACAGAAAAGACATCATCTACATCAAGACCACCGCCACCTACGCCAGAGGCTGCATTTAAAACTAATTTAGAAGCTGTCATATTATTATCCTAATGCTTGGCCTAACGTAAACCCATAGTATGTAGTTCCACCATCAATTGTAAGAAAACCAAAAACGTCTACACCATTGTTTGTTGCTGTTAAAGTAGGTGCAGTTGCTGCTGCCCAGTCTACACTTCCAGGCCATGTTATTGTTCTGGCTGAAGAGTCTTGTATAACTTTTAGTACAAATGCTGAAGCTCGTCCTGACGCTGCAGGGTTACTAAATGTATAGGTAACGTTTTCAGTTAGGTCATGCTCAAATACATTACCATCTCTTAAATTAATTGTAGCTGCATTTGAACTTGACGTTATAGTTGTTGACTCTTCTATTGTACCATTATCAAAACTTACAACACCATTAGCATCTGCAGTTACAGCTTTAGATGCTGCTGTTAATCCTAGTGTTGCAATGTCTAGGTAGTTTAACTCAGCAGTTGTTGCAGTTACACCGTCTAGTATATTAAGCTCTGCTGCTGTAGACGTAACACCATCCATAATATTTAACTCAGATGCTGTAGCAGTTATGCTAAGATCACTTAGACTTGAAACAGTAGCTCTTACGTCAATCTCTCCACCCATACCGCTATGGTTTGTACAATAGTAATATAATGTATCTGGAGCATCTTGTTCTAATTTAACTTCTGTGTAAGCTCCTGCAGAACCTGGAGTACCTACTGCTGTTACACCTGTAGTAAATGCACTACCACCACCGTGAGTACCGTTTGAGGTTGTACTTAGTCGTAGTGGATGTCCTGAGTTGCTGCTATCTGACTGATCAAACCTGTATGTTACTGAGGGTGTGAGTAAAGCTAGTTGTTGTATTGTTCCGTCAAGAGCATACTTATTTCCACCAGAGTTAACTACAGTAACTGCAATTGTTGCGTAAGGTTGTTTAGCATCTATCTGAGTTTGTACATTGCTAGTAACACCATCAACAAAATTTAATTCAGCAGTTGTAGCTGTTACACCGTCAAGTAAGTTTAACTCTGTGTTAGTTGATGTAACACCGTCAAGTTTACTTATAGCAATAGCTGCACTTGAATTAATATCAGCATTAACTATAGAACCATCTGTGATACTATCGCTACCAACATTTACTGGTGTAGGTTGATTTCCTATATATGGCATCTATTCTCTCCCTTACGTCTGCTCTAGTACAGAGACTATAACGTCTGCACTTGAAGCTGTATTACTTGTAACCTTTAATATGTCAGTAGTTTCTAGCACTACCTTTTGATCACCGCCTATCGGAACTAATGCTCCTCCTACTGGAATAGTAGCTGCCTTTACTATAAATACACTAGCAGAAGCAGAGCTATCTGTTACTACTACATCCACTGTAATAGCAGATGAGTGTATGTTTGCAACAGTCATACCTATAACTGTTGTTGTTGTTGCAGAAGGTACAGTATAAACACTTGTCTGGGATGTGCCTATTGCTGAACTAACTGCGTTCTTAAAAGTGTTAGCCATTTTTGAATCCTTATCCTAACGCAATAGCAAAAGCAATGGGATCGTCTATTGGGGCAAAACGAGCATCACTTTCAGTTTTTGTATAATGGGTTGATAGCGTAAATGTACCATAAGCTACTAGGTCTAAAATATCCCCTGCTGTAGCACCCGATGCAAGTACAACTGCTGTACCTGACGTAGCAGTAAAGTCTGTACCTGCTAATAATTTTACACCGTTAAGATAAACATCTACAAAACCTGCGTCATAGGTTATGTTAAATGTAGTCTGTCCACTTGTGGCTGTATAAGTTTGTCTTGATGAAGTTCCGTTTACAGATGAACCTGCTGCAGTAAAACCAGAGCTACCAAAAACCTGCATAGAGTTTGTAGTAGTATTAAAATAGAGAGCACCGATAACTAGAGCATCACCATCGTTGTCTGTAGAAGGCGCAGATGATTTAGCACCAAGGTATCTGTCATCAAACGAATCAAAACTAGCTGCTGCAGAGGTTGCGCTAGAAGCTGCTGCTGTTGCACTACTTGCTGCATTAGTTGCACTTGTTGCGGCAGCAGTAGCACTTGAAGCGGCTGCAGTTGCAGAGGTTGCTGCTGCAGTACCAGAACTTAGAATACCGTCAACATATGTTTTTGTTGTAAGGTCAGCACCTGCACTTGGAGTATAACTAGCAGTAATCTTGTTACTACCTGCTGCTACTGCACCTGTGAGTGTACCACCTGCTAACGGTAAGAATGTATCAGTTGTATACTTCTTGGTTGCTGCATCTTGGTTAGCTGTAGGATCACCTAGACCTGTAATCTTGTTTGTACCCATAGCGATAGCACCAGACATCGTACCACCTGCAAGTGGTAGCTTAGTAGCTATACTATTTGTAACTGTTGTACTAAAACTTGCATCGTCACCTAATGCTGCAGCAAGTTCGTTTAGAGTGTTTAGAGTTCCAGGTGCTGAGTCTACTAAACTAGATATTTCAGAATCAACATAATTTTTTGTGGCAGCATCTTGTGCATTGCTAGGATCTGTAACGTTAGCAATTGTTGTACCTGTAACGTCCAATGTTCCATTGACTGTCACATTGTTAAATGTAGATGTACCAGAACCTGCAGTTACGTTACCTGTCACATCACCACTAATGTTACCTGTAATGTTACCAGTTATATTACCTGTAATGTTACCCTGTAAGTTACCTACAAATCCAGAGTTTGCTGTAATAGTTGTACCTGTTATAGCAGCAGGACTTGACGCACCGATAATAGTGCCGTCAATATTACCACCGTTAACATCAACGCTTGCCAATGTAGCTTGTCCAGATGTCGATACAGTTGTAAAGCTACCTGCTGCAGCACTAGAAGCACCAATAGTTGTACCATCTATGTTACCGCCATTTATATCTGCAGTTGTTACAGTTGTTGTGCCTGTAGCGGTTAGTGCAGTGAATGTACCTGCTGCTGCTGTAGAAGCACCTATTATAGTGCCATCAATGTTACCACCGTTTACATCTGCTGTAGTTACTGTAGTAGTTCCTGTAGCAGTAAGATCAGTAAACGTAGCTGCTCCTGCAGATGCTGCACCTATTGTTGCACCGTCTATAGCACCACCATTAATGTCTATGTTAGAAAATGTAGCAGCACCTGTTACAACTACAGAGTCTATATTACCTACACCATCTACATAAAGATCTTTAAATTTAAGTGAAGAGCTACCGATGTCTATATCATCATCAGTTACAGGAACAATAGCACCATCTTGTATACGTACTTGCTCTACTGCAGAACCGCTTACTTCACTAAAGAAACCTATTCGATTATTGCTTGTGTCTATTACAACTTTGTTTAAGGCATCACTGTCAGCTATCAAAGGTACGTATCCACCTTCAGTGGAACTACCATCATGTTTATGTCCAGTAGCTAAAGCAAATGCATCTCGTATCGCATTATATTCTGCGTTTACTGGTGCAGCTTTAATAACCGCATTAGCGATAATATCTGCTGCTGATTGTCTTGAATAACCTGCCATGTTACAACCTGTCTCCTACTCCAAACGTAATCACTAAACCTTGAATACTGTGTGATGCATTTGTGTCATTAGTTACATATTTTAAAGATGCGGATTTACCTGATCCTGATATATTAGTGCGTTGCACTGGTGATGGATTACCATCGTAAATTGCTGTACTATTATATGTAGCTTCGTTATAGAAAGCTGCAGCACCTGCAGTAGATAAATTAAAGTTAGTTGGATTTAGTGTTTCTACATCTGCGTAGTCATACAAAGCCGACATAACGATAGAGTTGTCACCTTCTGATCTCAGATAAGTCGCTACAGTATAAAATATCTTGCGTTGCTCTGGGTCTTGCATATGATAAAAAGGTGTTTGAAACACACTTAGTATTGGATCTCCATCAAAATTGTTACCTACTTCTTGTTGCTGTACTTTACCTGTTGAAGTACCATGTATAACAATTTCGTTTTGTCCTATGTAACCACTAGCTGCACAAGTGGCTGTAATACCTAGCATTTGGCTATATTCAAACTGTAGTCCATTAGGCGTTTGTCTAAAACCCCCAATAATACCTTGAGAGTCTGCTGCTGCAAAGAAGTATCTAAATTGTGTCTTTTGTCTAATTACTACAGCATTAAGGCCATCAAGGTCAATATCAAATACAATGTCTGTAAAGATAGACTGGATGTCTTTTGATACTGTTTCAAGATTAACGTCACCAATCTTATCTGTACCTGATATAGGGCGTAGGCCATCTTGAGATAAGAATAGTAAGTCACCACCAATTTCTATAACACTGTCTGTGGCGAGGCATCCAAGATCGTCAGTAACAGTTTGTAATACAAAATTAGCTAGTGCAGTACCTGATAGTTTCTTAATATTAGTCGAGCCAAATATAAACAGTTCGTTTCTAAATGATTTAATTGCAACTACAGGGAAACCTACATTTATTACACCTGCTCCATTACTTGCAGCAAAGTCTGTTTCTGCGAGAGGAGCACTAAAAAATATCTTAGTCGGATGTGCAGGATCACCTGCTAAAAATAAATGATTTTGGAATATAGCAGAAAACTTTGGGTCTGTTGGTGCATCAGAGTGAGTAATCTGCGTATAGGTTGTACCATCATATGTGGCTGCAGGATTTATACCATCAGTTAGAACAACCTTTGGTGTAGCAAAGTTAAACCTAGAAAATCTAACTTTAGTTACCCCTACCATTGTAGGTGAACCTGAAGTAGTTACAGCATCCCAAGCTGAACTAGAGTTATTCCATTTATGTAAGTAGTTATTACCTGATGATGGTTTTCTACAAGCTAGTATGCCATCGTTAATACCATCAGCTACACAAACACCTAGCACACTTCCTGTGCCTGTAACTGTGCCGTAGTTGTTAGCAAAGCCACTTATCTTTCTGTAACCACCAGTAACAGCAGGTTCATAGTTAAGCAATGATATAGCTGATCCAGGCTGTGTCTCACCTTGAGAAAGCACATCCCTACTAGTGTTAAGCCCTCCCTGACAAAAGACTTTAAAGGAAGCTAGATTATCAGCCATTATATACCGCTAGTAAAGGAACTTGTTCTTGCATCACCTACAACAGTAGAACGTACAAATAAAGTATCATCAAAGGTAACTCTACGCATTGTCTTGATGCCGTCTTCAAAATTATTCTGATGCATGGCAGCACTCTGTTCATTGCTACGGAAACGCATCATAAACATCATAGCACCATCTATAACTACATGTTTAAAACGATCTGGTATAATTGCTACATCGTTAAAAGCAGTTAAGTCCGTAGGGAATTTCCAATACACGTACTCTATCTCATAAGCTGCATCAGGTATAGGACTGACACCAAAAGCATTACCTAATGTTTGATACACTATAGCAGGAGGGCCATCTCCATTTACTTGATCACCTGTGTCATCTGATGGACGCACATTTTGTATGTACTGCTCATAAGATATAGTGCTTAATGGCATAGGACTGTTGTTTTCGGAAGCTAGTTTTTTAAGATAGAATGTATCCCAATCTGTGCTAGAATAATCTGCAGGAAAGTCGTACTGTCTCGTGCCTACACTAAGCGTCTGTGTAAAGGTTGTTTTAAGAAACGGCCACTCCTGACCGTCCTGTAGAATAAGTCTAATGCTACTATTAACTGCGTCTTTAGCTAAGGCTTGTACGTTTCTTACAGAGTCAAAGCCATCACCTGCAGTATCAAGCGTAACTTCGTTTAAACGTCTTAGTAATTCATTTACTAATGTAACATAAGTAGCCATAGAGTTATCCTACTGTTAGATATGCTGAAGGGCCAGCCATAAACAAAGCCAGCCCAACAGTATATTTAATATTATGCAGCGTTGTAAACGGCTGACACCAATGCTTGAGGGCGCAAGATTTTGCGACCATATAGGTGCATACCACGTACAATGTCTGCAAATGAGTCTGGATCACGGTAGTTTTCAACTTTGTTGATCTGCTCTGCAG